AGTACTCTCAGGGCGCGGTAAGCGGCAGCAATACACTCACTGCAAACAACCCAGCCCCACAGCCCCCTGTTCCCACGACCATCAACGTGACGCTGTCAAGCAACACCATTCCATTCGGTGGAACGGTTCAGGCAACTGCGGTGGTGTTCGACCAGAACGGGGTCCCGATGTCGGCCAGCGGTACGTGGAGCATTGCCTCCGGACCCGCTACCATCTCGGGCACAGGTCTGGTGACCACTACGGCCCCCGGAAGTGTGGTGGTTCGGTACACGGTGAACGCCATCGTGGGGACTGCGAACCTGCTCGTGCAGAACACCCAGCCTCCTCCGCCTCCCCCGCCTCCCACTTCCCTGTACACCATTGACTTCACCGGCCAGAACGTGGTCGCGCTCCCCGGATGCGTGAACCTTGCCAGTGAGCCTTGGAAGGCAGGTCGGATCAATGGAGATGTTTACTCTACTGCCTTCACCGGCGGCACAGCCCTGAACACCATCCAGACCTTCGCCCCTGCCATCTTGGGTGTGAGGCGGATCGTGCTGAAGAACGCTGTGATCAGGGAGAACGTAGCGTTCCGATACTTGAACAGCGCGGTTCGCACCAACTCAACTCGTCAGTTCGTCCTTGCGTCCAACCAGAACACTGTGGTCGGCAGCTTCTCTGTCAATGCGGCGGCTACCGACATCACCATTGTGCTGCCATCTGCGGTCAACATAACGACGCTGTTCGGCGCAGGTGGTCAGGTGTTCAATACGCTGAATCTGACGTGTGAGGGGGTGGAGCTTTACGCCTTGTGAGCGGGGTAAACTTCATCCCAGAGGTTGTCGTACCTCTTGAAGAAGCCCCTCCACTTCTTTGACTCGCGCATCTCGCTCCCGTAGTTATGCCAACGGGAGTGGCAGTCCCCGCACTGCAAGACGATGTTGCGTTCGTCCAGCCTGTACTCTGGGTACTTGCCCTTGGGTAGCAGGTGGGAGAAGTTGATGGCCTTCCCCTCGTGGATATGCACACCACAGGTCAGGCACTTGGCGTTACCGTCAGCGGCATCCCATATCCTGCGGAACACTTCCTTCTCTCCTGTGGGCTTGCGCTTGGCAGGGAGGGTAGACGCCTTCCTTACCAGCCCCTTCTCCTTGAGCCTGTCAATGATGGCCGAGTCATCTCCTTTTATGATATCCAGTAGCTTATTGGACTTCTTCTTCAGCTTGGTCTTGCTCTTCAGTGGTGTCTTGCGTTTCAGCATATTTTCTTAAACTCACTTGTTGGTATGTCCACGACAGGCTCCACGTCCTGCCAATCTCCTCTGTCTACCCTCCCTCCCATTCGTATGCTGTGAACCTTCTTGACCTTGTGCCAGCCTACCATGTCGTTCCACTCCACGACCACAAGGAACGGCTTATCTGTGGCCCGCGCAAGTTCCATCCCGTGGATTATCTTGTTCAGCGACAGCATTAGGGTGGGGTACTTGTCTTTGTTGTTGTACCTCCGCTTACACTCGCACCACGCCACCACACCACCACGGAGCAACGCCCAGTCCACCCGATACTGTATGGGCAGCTTGACGTAGGTGGACTTCCATACCTCGGCTGCCTTTCGGATGGTCTGCTCCTCTGCCTTAAGGGAGTCGGGGTTCTCATAGGTTGGCCGCATCTGCAATGGCTTCTAGGCTTTCCGGCTTCATCCCAAAGACCCCATATCCTCCAAGAAATGGAAGCTCGTCATTGAACTTGGCACATGTCATCGTTACGCTTCCATCTTTTTGCTCATCGTATTGTTGCGGGATGTAGTAGTTGCCCAGTGTGGGGTCTTGGTCCTTCAACCGATACTTGCGATTGGGTGGAAACGCCTCGGCAACCTTGCGTACATTCTCTGGGCGCTCCGCGAGCCATTCGGCCCACATTTTATTTTGCTCTTCGGTCCAGTCGTTCATGTTCTTGTTGAAATGCACGGCCTTCGGCAGTGCTTGGTACGTTGGTGGTAATGCGAAAACTACCGACTAAGTTCCAGATGTTAAAGCATCAAGTATCCAAGGCATAGCGCACCCAATATCACAGACGCTCCGCGCATAAGAGCCTTAGCCGTCTTTGATTCAATAAGATTGGCGCACTCCCAAATGGCTCCGCACGCGAATGCGAGCCATAATACTTCGTTCGTGTGATTCATCTCAATCATTGCTTTTGGTTTTTAGGAGTTAGTGAACGGCTGGCCGCATCTGTTTGCTGTCGTTTGCTTTCGGATAGTTGCGTATATCCTACGTTGTACGCAATCTAATCCTCCATGCAATGAAGGATCATGTCTTCTTCAGACACTCGCCAGAATGAACCCGGATAGTTGTTCAGCGAGATGAAGCACTCGCCCTTGTACCTGTACCCGGCCCAGAAGCAGTCTTTAACATGCCCGCCAGTGCCTTCAAGCACGCCATTCAGCATCACATCAAGGCCCTCTTCTTGACTAATGCATTTGCCGTGTTCGCCTGTGAACTTTTCCATGTGTGTTAGTTTTTGAAAGTGAAAGACCGCGTACAATCCCGAAACGACCACAACCTGCGGACCGTTGTATGCAGGCGAAAAACTTTTGTAACACATTTGTCATCGAATGTGTTACAAAAGTTTGTTGCTGCATGAACCAAATCCCGAAACGACCACAACCTTCACCACGCACCTAGGCTATCAACATCTCGTATGACGATGACGGTCTTCTCGTCCTTGATGGTCTTGACCTTGTGCTGGAAGACCACGAGGGATGTGACGCAGTTGGGGTTGTCATCGGGAATAATCCCAGCTTCACGCATGGCATCGAGTGGTAGCTTACAGGCGGCGTAGACGTTGTCCAAGTCCATCGGCTGCTTGCAGTAGTAGCGGTTGAACTCCATCATGCAGGGGATGGGAGCCTTCAGCCCAACGCCAGCTTTCTTCATCCACCATATCCACTTCTCCTTCTCTTTCTTGTACTCGGAGAAGTGCATACGGATGAGGCCCTTGGAGCCATTGAGGCCGGGAGCCATGCGAGGGATTTCAATTGTTATCATGGTTAATCTTCTTTGGGTTCTTCAAATGTGAAGTACTCGTCAATCTCATCAATCACGGCAACGTCGATGAAGTTCTTGATAGTGTTCCCGTGCTTGTCAAGCCAGATTTTGACCGAATCTGGAATGTCAAGGTTATCTAACGTAATGGCCCACCCTCTGTGGACCCCCTTCTCCACGCAATCGGAAAGAACCAGATACTCGTTGGCTTTCATGGCTTGTAGTTTATGGCTTTCCAAAGGTCCTTCAAGGTCTTCATTGGCTGCATCTTGTCGTTCAGCTTCTTGTGGGTCCAGCCAGCGGTCTTGCTCCGACCACGGTCTGTCTCCCACAGCCAGTACTCTATCCAGTCACCATCGTCGCCGACGGCTTCCTTTAGCATTTCAATGTACGCCCTGACCATGGGCCAGCCGAAGGAGACGGATGGCTTGTAACAGTCCGCAGCCAACTCTGCGTGGATGAAGTCAGCCACGCGGTCTTGAGAGTCGAAGAACTCGTGGAGCACTTTCATGCGCTCCTTGAAGGTTTTGAAGTTCATGGTTTTGAAGGTTGCGTTAGCGCACTAATTACGGCGTTCCATTCTTGGGTGTCGCACTCCCATTCTCCGGGCTTCCCGCCCCATTTTTCTTCGTACTCATTGATTTCCTTCACGATGAGATCCTTGGTCTGCTGGCTCAACGTGTTGCGCTTGGATATCACGTACTGCGCGACCTGTCCTACTGCGTAGCTGCGCCTTCCAAGAGCATAGCGGAACGCATAGAATATGATGCTCTCTTCGTCGCTCATTTGCTAATATTGGTTATACAGTTAATATACGTAAATAATAGTATTGCTAAACCTGCACCAAACTGTCCTCCTTTCGGACAGCACTCGGTTTCTCTTACAATTGCATCGATGATTAGAACAATTGCAATCACGCAAAAGCAGATCGTTGTCATTAGGTTGATATTGCGGTGGAGCTTCATGGTTCGGTTGGTTTGAACCCGGCAGCTTCGGCGGCGTCATTTGCCGCCATCCAAGAGGCACGATGCGAATGCCAATGTGAACGCCTTACATCGTTTTCAATGAAAGGTTCGTTCACTTCTATCAGTGCAGCCATTGCATTTCCCTCGTGGATTAGGCGCTGTATCAGTTCGGCGTCCTTGGCGCGGGCGTCTTCGTAGATGTCTCTGACTTGTTCAGGAGTATGCGTATCCTTAACATATCCAAGATCGGCATCACTCAGCAGCGGCTCTCGTTTCGTGTTGCTCATCGTATCTCACCCGTGTAATCGCGATGCGACTGCCATACCAACACCGTCTCGATGGCTCCGACCATTGCCACGGCTACCCATCCACCATCGGCACCGGTATCCCCTGCGATTAACAGGGCGATGCACGCGGCTTGGATTATTCCGAACACGGGCCATGACGTGAGGCCGAATCCATTCGGGCGGGTCAGGTATTGAAAGAAGGTTTCGCGCTTGGGTTGTGGTTGTTTGCTCATGTTTTTAAGGATTGAAAATGTGCTGCGCCAATCATTTCAGCGCACAGTGCGTGCGGAATCTTGCTACGGTCGTGCGCTCCCTTCAGCCCCTGCGTACCTGTCCTTGCTCCGCGTGGTGCGGATTCATGGCATGGGTCTCCGTTCTTGCACATAGGCCGTGGCACCCACTCCGTGCAATTGGTCCAAATGTCCGTGGGCTTCATCCGTGTGTCGCCGTACTGGCAGTAGGTGACCGTGTGGCGGATTGGCAGCTTCTGCATCTCTGGCATCTTTCGCATTAGTCCGCGAGGATTCTCGATGTACCAGACTTTTGGAGTACACGCTTCGATAATCTCCAGCGTCCTGTGCATCAGCGCCAAGCCTATCAACGCACCTTGCGTCTTTGGGATGTATGCGCCCTTACCCCCTGTCCAATGGTGCCCGATGCTGGCAACGCTAAAGGATGTGCAAGGCGGAGATGCGTGGATAATGTCCGGAGCCATTGCCACCCAGTAGTCAATCGGGATGGCGAGGATGTTGCCGACCGTGTCAATGCGTCCAAAGTCTATCAGGTCTGTGGAGTGGACATCCATACCCTGCTCCTCCGCTGCCCTGCCCATTGACCTACTTCCTGCAAACAGTTCAAGTAGATTCATCGCGTCTGCTTGTAGTTGCGGTAAGACATCCCGACCAGCACCGCCTGAATCGCTGCCGCCATGATGAACGCCACCCATCCAGCTTCGTTGATGGTCGCCACTCCTGCTGATACCATAGCAATCACCATTGACTGAATCAAAGCGAACGCCACCCATGACATGCCACCGAATCCAGTCGGGCGGGTCAGGTACTGGAAGAATGTTTCGCGCTTGGGTTGTGGTTGTTTGCTCATCGCACAAAAGTACGAACTATTTCTTACCAATATGCTACATAGTGGTATAAAATTATTCGCACACCACGCAACGACCGGCTAGGGCTAGTACTCCAAGTACTTCTCAATGCCCACCTTCTTGGGCTTGATGAAGGTCACGCTACCCAGCGGCAGCCTCTTCTCAAAGATGACCTTCTCCATGAAGGTGTACTTCGCTGAGATGTGTATCCACTCCCCGTGCAGCCAGACCGTGTCCATCCAGTAGTAGATCAGGTAGTCGCCCGGCAGCAAGTACGTGGTGGTTGACACCCTGAACACATGGCTTACGGACTTGCTCCAATTGTCGATGTTGCGGACGGTCAGGGTGCACCTCTTGGCGGAGTCCCCTTGTATGATCCTGCTACGCAAAAGACCCTGACAATTAGCTGTCAATGACAGGGCAAACGCCGTGAGTATCAATAGGTTACGCACCTCGCAAAGGTACGACCAATAGGCTGCTGAATCATCTACGAACCCGCAATTGGTTCGGGAAGATTACACCTGTCGCATGGAACGTATCCGTTGTTCTTTACAGGCTTGCCGAACGGACCAGACTCTATGGGCCTACGCATCCCACACCTCCAATACGACTCGTATAGGCCGTGACCGTAGCAGTAGACGCACTTACTCGATCTTCGTTTGGTTCGGGTCTTTGTGGGGGTCATACTTGGTCTTCTTTTTCTTCTTGCCGATGGCATCTATCTCGCCCATGGCGCCCTCGATGTCCTTTGACATCAGAACGATCCTCTGGAGGTCCTTGGCGGTCTTCTTGCCCTCAACAATGGAGATGATTCCCTTGGACATCCATGCTTCCATGTGTCCGTCCTGTCCCTGCCAGATGTTGTAGCCGAGGTAGTTGGTGATGTACTTCATTTTCTTGCTGGTCCTATGATTGCGTTCTCCATGTCCAAGTCAAACAGTTCAATGCAGGTGGCTACCACTGGCAGCGCCAAGAACCTGTCAAGGTCTGTCTCCTTCTCTTCTTCTACCGCCTGCGGCTCTGTCACGGCCACGGGCGGGGGGAATATATCCACGTTCATCTCTTTGATGACGTTGACGGGCAGAAGCAGGTCTGCTATGTCCTCTCCCTTTGGTGCCCCCAAGCACTCGATGATGTCCGAGACGTGGCAACTCTTAGCCACGATGTCGATGTTCATGGCATAGGAACACCAGTCCTCGTAACACCCGCTGTCGGGGAACAGGGTCACATCCCTACCGGCCAGCACTTGACTGCGCTCTGCGCTGATCATGTTGGCACCGCCCGTGGCAATCCATACGTGGGACGGGTACAGCACAGAGCAGATGAGCGCGGACTTCTCGCTCTCCACGATGGCAACGGGGTCGTTGGGCCTCTTGCCTAAAAGATGGGTTCCGAAGTAGACCTGAGCGCACCCTATCTCTTCCATTGGCTTTTTGGTGACCACCGTGTGCATCCACATGGCCTTGAGCTCCTTCACCCGCTTGCCATCCTCTCCGTACTGGATGACCTTGCCGCTACGCTCAACGCCATCAGACCCAACCTGCCAGTAGACCATAGCCCCACCGTACTGTGGGTAGTTCTCACCCTTGGGAAATGTTCCGCATCGGTACTCACGCAGCGCGTCAGTACCACCAAGCAGGGACTTGAACCAGTGTGCAAACCTGTTGCCCTTGCTGTGCTTGGTCGCCTCCACGACCCTCGACGGGCATCGCCAGTCGGTCCTGCGTGGGGGCGGGGGTGGGGTGTATCTCGTCTCTTGGCGTTCCATTCGTGGGTATCTGAAGTAGTTGCAGTTGTTGCGGCGGTCGCATATCCCATATTCGCTCGGGGCTGGGTTACCCTCCTCGTCCATGTAGCCACGGAACACCTTGCCGTGTCCACAGGAGGGGCAGGTGGTCTTCTTGCCCCTGTGGTCAAGGAAATACTTCATTGCGTATCTGTCGTTCGCTGAGTTCGACGGTGTAGGTCTTCATAGCTTGTACAGGATGTACAGGGCGGCAACCGCCACCGCTGCGTTGATGATAGAGATCTCTGCCTTGCCACGCCCCTTGTAGATGACGATGGCCATGTTAAGGCACTGGAGGAAGAACACAAGGCCGGTGATGGCAGCCAAGGTCCACAGGATGATGTTGATCAGGGTCTCCATTGGTTGTTGCTTTCAAGGTGTTTCTTTTTGCGGAGTTTAGCAAGCCTTTTCTCCGCAACGGCTTCGTTGTCTGCGTGGGTGAACAGGATCAGCTGCAACAACTGCGCACAGTCCACCTTCTCGCACAGCGGGATCCCTTGTATGTCCATGTCGGGGGTAAGGCTCTTGGTGGCTTCATTGCCACAGATGTAGCAGTTCATTACTTACAGGTGTAAACTTGGTTCATGGCCCTGAGGTCGGTGGGCCAGTCGTTATTGGTAAAACTTTCTTCGATGAAGAGGAGTTCATTGGTGGGCACGATGACAAGCAGGTTGTTTTCGGTGCGGATGAACATGAACTCCTTGCTCTGTTCGGGGTAGTCGCTGAACCCGTCCCCAAAGGGAATGGCCGTGAAAAGGTACAGACCGTTGGAGTTGTCTGCAAGAATTACCTGAAGCCCGCTCAAGTAGTCGTAGCAGTGCAGGGAGAACTGCCTCCCATAGCAGTTCCATACCTGTGCATCGGTGACGAACCACCCGTCTTCGGGAATGATGGGGTCAGGACTGAACGCAATGGCGTTGGGTGGCAGGTTGCGGTACACCGCCCCGCACTCAAGCATTACGTGGCATCCCCATGCCCTGCCCGGGTGGGAGTTGAGTCCGAACCATACCGCTCGTTCAAAGCCCTTTGCTTCGTTGCGGATGTAGGAGGAGTCCACCCATACGTACTGGTGGGTCGGCAACGACCCGCTTGCTGTGTAGATCATGTTGGTCTTTGGATGTTTTTGAGGTTTGAGAGTCCATTGTCAGGCTCCGGCTCTTCCATGAGGAGTTCAATGATCCTGTTCGCTGTCTTCTTGCGGACGATCCTTTGGTCTATGAGCCTGAAGATGTATCCTATCTGGGCGTCAGACGCCTCCTCGTTGGGGTCACCCCTGTACATTGGGCGAAGATACAAACTTCTTTTTACTAAAATGGATTTTCTTCCCCGCTGCTACGCGTTGCTTTGAACCCCGCGTGTGAGATGCGCTGCGTGGGTCCATGCAGGGTCAGGGGTTCGCAGAAGAACCTGCCCTTTCTGTTCTTCACCGCCTCGCAGATGATGGTCTTCTCAGGTGAGTAGATGTCGTCGGTCTGCTGCGGGGTGATGATGACCACCGTGTGTGCGTCGTGCCCTATCTGACCGGAGTGCTTCAGGTGGTCCAGACCCTTGCGGCTATTGCCCTGATCGCGGGCCAGCACCGACAGGGCTATGGTAGCCACGCCCGTTGCCTTGGTGATCGCTGTGATGGTCTCGCTGGCGCTGGATACTTCGTCCATCTTGCTCCTTACGGTCTTGTCCTTGGAGCGGATGCGCTGGATGTAGTCGATGAACACCACCTGACACCCGTGCTTGGTGACCAGTTCGTTGTAGATGCCGTGCAGTTCCTCTGCCCCAACGAATGCCGGGTCGATGACGTGGATGCGCGAGTACAGGTCTGCGTTCTTCTTGATGCTGTTGCGGATGGCCGACCGTTCGCTTTCGTTGTACACCCCGTCCTCGATGCGCGAGTGGTCAACCCCCGCCTCCACGGCAGCGGCCCGGTAGGTCAGTTCGTCCGTGGTCATCTCGATGGAGATAACACCAACGTGCGTGTCCTGACGGGCAACGGACAGCATCATGTTCACAAGCAGCGCGGTCTTCCCACTCCCTGAATCCCCGCCTATGACCGTGTATGACCCCTTGCGTATCTTCCAGAACTCGTCCAGCTTGCCCAAGCCCGGGGTCCACACCCTCTCAGGTTCGGTGCGCTGCAATGCCCTTGAGAGCGCATCGCCAAGGGACTCGGTCTTGCGCGTGGATGTGGAATGGTGCCCAAGGACGAAGTCGTTGATCTTGGTCATCGCCCCGGTCATCCCGTTCTTCATCGCGTCTGCCGTCTGCAAGTAGTCCACCAAGTTCCCAAGGCGGTTCTGGCTCTGTATCTTGCCCAGACCCTGCGCCAAGTAGGTGAGGTTCTCGGGCGGTGGCATGGCGTCAATGGATGCCATGACATCCCCCGCCTCCTGTTGGGACATCGTGGCTGCGGCCACCAAGTCCATCACCAGCAGTTCGGGCGTGATCGCAGCGCCAGCGAAGTGCATGCGCTGGAACGACCTGAACACCTCGTGAAGGTCCTGTGACGTGAAGTGGTGTGCCGATACCAGTGAGATGAGTGTCCGCGCCTGCTCCTTGCTGAACATCGCCTTTAGTGCCGCGAGTTCGTAGGGTCGTGCGTCAATTTTCATTTGGTGTGAATTGCAGTTCGGGTTCGTTGTAACTGTACTCCTTTGGGTCCACTGGGAACCTCCACTGTTTGGCCATCGTGGTCTCCAGTGCTATGTAGCAGCGTTGGCCGCTGGTAAAGTACCGGCCCAGTAGGTTGATGGCCCTCTGCTCGGTGCTGTTGTTCTTGTACCTATGTCCAAATGTGGAGGACTTGTACGTCTTGAACTCCTCCCACATTGCCATGACCTTTGGCCCCGCCCAGTTGGGCCACTCGATCGGGATGGTCTCCTTTGGTTTTGCTTTCGGTTTGCTTTCGATTTGCTTTATTTGCTTTTTTGGCCTGCCCCCTTTCTTCCCCGCTTCGCTACGGATCATGGAGATGTGCTTGGACTGGTCAAGCATGAGTACAAGGTGGTCTGGTATGGCGTCACCGCCCGGTCCAGCAATGATCAGACGGACGAGTACGCCAAGGTCGTGCGGGGAAAGGTGTGCGGTCTGCACGTAGAACTTGGCATCCAGCTTCATGGCTCATTGTTAAAGGGTTCCGTTGCTCTTCGCTATGCGGATAGCCCTGAGCTCCTCCTTGGTGTAGTTGACCGGCACGATGTAGTCATCGCTCTCCTTCTCCACCAAGACCTTTGGGCGCGGCTTCTGCATATGCTTGCGCGTCTCAGCTAACCGTGGGCACAGTTCGATACTGATGTCAATGCCGAGGTTCTTGCACGTCTGCTCATACACCGCCGATGTTGTCGGGTCGGTCTTCACCTTGTCGGGGTAGGTGCGGGCGTAGAAGGTAACCATGGAGTGGTCGCGCTTGATCCTATCTCCTGCCGCGCAAACGGGCCATAGCATGATGCGCCGAAGGATGTAGCCAACGGTGCTGCGGGCGATGACGATGGGGTACAGTCGGCTCTTGCTGTAGAACACCTCCTCGCTGTATTCTATCCCGCAACTCAGGGCTGCGTCAGCCACGGCCCTGTAAACCGTTTCGTATGTCATCCGTTTCTCCATTGCTTGAACGCTTCAGCGTAAGACCTCGTGTCTGTTGGGTTCCACCCATCTGGGGTGGTCGTCTTGACCTTGATGGCTGGCTTGGGTATCCTCTCGCCAACCTTGATGCGTGTGAGTACTACTGCGTGTCTCATGTGTGTAGGTGTGACTCTCGTTGTTCTTGTTCCAACATCTTGATCCTCATCGACATGGCCACAAGGACATCCTTGGCCGCGTCGATGCGATTCTTTAGGGCAGAGTATTCGACCTTGGCGTCGATGGAGTTGAGGCGGAGTTGATGTGTGTCATCCTCGCTCTCAACCTCATCAGAGGCGCGGGCGGTGGACATCTTGCCGTCCCTCGCCTGACGCGATAGCCTGCCCTTGAGTGTGTGTAGTTCGTATACTTCCTTGGCCAGCAGCATTTTCTTTTCTGCTAACGTAAGGTACGTACTCAGCGTGTACTTTATCGCACTGATCTTGGTCTGTAACTGGACAAGTTCGCCGGGAGGAATGTCCCGGCGAGTCTCTGCTATCAGCTTGTCCAGTTCTCGGCGTATGCTCAGGCTTTTCTCCATACCCGCACCATGTCACCCTCCTCGTAGAACGCCAGCTTGAAGTCGGGGCATAGTTCGCCCTTGGCCCGCGAGACAACGGACTTGGTGCTGCCCGCTGTGGAGAGGACCTTGACGGTGAAGGAGTCTCCAACATTAAGGCTTGGGAGGAAGTCCCACTTCGTGGGGCGCTTCTTTCGTTGTGGCAGGGGGATGTTCTTTTCGATGTTCATTGTTGCTTTGTTTTGGTGCAGACGATGGTATCGCTGCCGGGTAAGTAAACTGCTGCTTGAATTACTTGGCCATCCGGGTCGGCAATTCCGCCACCTGTTCGGTATGCGGTCTGCGCCAACTCTTCGACCATCTTGATCTTCTTGGAGAGCTCGTTGTGGATCTCTACGGACTTGTAGTTCCATCGGCCTCCGGAGCCCTTGGTGGAAAGGTGGAGGCCGAAGTAACTGACCCCCTCCTTTCCATGCTTGGCAACCTCTGCAATGGCTGACTCTTTGATCATGGCCATGCAGTCGTCAACTGTCTTGCTGATGCCGTAGAGCAGGGCGTAGGTTTCAGCGGGGTTCGCCGTCCCGTTCTCCACGCTCAGGGCTATCTCTTGTATCGCTTGCTTGATGTTCATCGCTTGTTCGTTTGATGGTGATGGTGAGCGTTTCCCCTTCCAGATGGAAACCCACAGACCCGGGGTCGGCGAAGCGGACGGTGTATCCGCCACGCCAATCGACTACCTGTACAACTCTGACCTTATTCAGCATCAGAAAGGCTTGTCAGAGGCAATGAATGCCAGATACTCTTCATGCGCTTGGCGGCTATCTGATCGTTATGGTTCCACTACTGGCATCGATGGCAGAACAGAATCCACGGATGACCAATCTGGGCTGGTCCTTGCGGTGGTGCGTCTCTGACGGAACAAGGCACCTCACGTCCTTGCATGGATGGCACTGGCCCTTGTAGTGGACCGTCATACCGCCAGTGGTTCGGCGGTAGTGGTAGAAGAAGCGGTGTTTCTTCATTCTAATCAGAACGCGTACCATTTTAGAAGGGAAGCCCATCATCATCCTCGTCCGACACTACGACAGGCTCGTCCTTGCCACCCTCGATGGCGGTGTCGGCTGCTTGCAGCTTGCTGGCGATGGATTGCATCACCTTGAGCAGGTACTGGTCGCGGTCTTCAAAGTCCCACACGTCCTTGCCATTGACGCGCACCTTGCGGCCCTGCGGCAGGTCACCGGGGCTGTCCTTTGTCCACTTCGGCTGCACCTTGTCGCTGCCCTGCATCAGGTTCATGCCCACCACCCGGCGTCCTTCCTTGTCGGTGAAGTCGTATGGCAGAAGGCGAACGCTCTTGCTCAGGTCGAGGTTGGGCAGCCGCAGCATGAACGAGGACCAGTATCGGTTCCCTTCGTTCAGGTCGATCTGGTAGACCTCGCCCCCGTCCTTGAGCCTGATTGCGAGTGAGTTCATAACCTCCCCCTTGTACTCGCGCTCCTTGCGGAACATCGAGATGACCACTCCCTCTACGAACTTGTCCCTGCGCTCCCATACCGTGCGCCCATTGGGGTGTTCGTCGCTGGGCTTGGTGGTGCGGCTGATAGCCCCCTCCTTGCCCTCTTCTACTTGTTCCACGACCATTCCATCGGCGATACGCAGGTAGATTGCGCTGCCACCCTTATTATCAGTTCCTCGTGCCATCGTCTTCGTTGTTATCAGTTGTTTCGTACCAGTGTTCAAATTCGGGGAACAGGTCGTTGTTCTGCTTGCAGATCTTGAACGCCTTGTCTTCGTTGCCTACGATGACGCCCTCCCCTTGAGCGTCAGGCTTGCGCTTGTTGCGCCACATCAGTCTGTACTTCATCCAGTTTTTGTTTTGCTTTTTCCATTCGCTCGATCAGATGCTCATCACCCGGGTACACCTTGCGACAGAGGATGCGTCTGCACTTCGGTGCGTATGTCTTGAGTGATGGCATCACGGTGGCAAGAGCAGCGAACGGCTGAGGCTCTATACCACTGCGTATATTGTTTACTCGGTCAACGAGTTCGGGTCGGTAGTTCTTTGGCATCGGGCCAAAGGTACAACAAGTTCGCACTTATTTTCAGTATTGGTTTTTTTAGCCACATCAGCAACAGCCAATATGGGTTAAGGTTAACCATGCACAGGACAATGGCGCTAATGATAATAAGCGCGTCAGCCGCTTCAAGCATCCTGACCATTATCTTCACGTTCATCCGAACCGTGAGATGAGCGCCCCGTTGGAATCCCTGACGATGCACTGTTTGGAGCTCATCATGTATTCCCTACGTGCGAGGTCTGCTGCATCTGCGAGGCGAAAGAACGAGCGTGGGAGCGTGTTGGTTGCGCCATCGCTCTCGACAATGGTGACGTGGAAGGTCACCTGTTCGTCATCGGTAGGCTTTCTTGCCATTGTGTTGGGTTTATCCGACCAATCTACGAACTCATCTTCCATGTTGCGGAAGAGTTCCTCGTAGTGGTCGTTGTATGCGTTGCTGTTCTTCGTGTAGCCCATGTCTTTTTTGGTTAGTTGACACACCCAGCCCTATGCCCATGTATTAGGGGAGCCTGCTAAGAGCACACTTCATCCGTTAGGATTGCAGGTGGGAGAACCACCATCCATCCGAGAGACCGCATCGCCCTTGATGCCTGACCAACGTGCTGTGAACTCTCACGAGCATGGGCACCCTGTTGTCGGCTGGTAGGACAGCGCAGGGGTTTGTGACGTTGGACGCTCCGATGTGCTGACCTTTTGTCTCACCCTTGCGGGCGCGGTGGTCAGGAGAACCGCTATGTCAAAAAGAACGAAGCCGGGGAGTTGATTGCAGCAACTCTACCCGGCTTCTGTATCAGTGTGTGTCTCACACTGGAAAAGCTTTAGTAAGAGTCAGTGCTGCAATCACCGACCCTGCAAACATAGTAACAGTTGTCTCCCAGCGCAACACCATCTTGAAAACTTTTGCTTACAGGTCCAGCAGTCTCTTGATGGCGTTGCGAAGGCATTGGAGTAGGCGGGCCATGTTTACTCGGTGTGGATGGCGATGAGGTTGGCCGCGAGTTGCAGCGCCTCCTCCTTGGTCAGGTAGGTACGCATGATCGACCCGACGCGGAGGAGTTGGATGCTGTTGTTGGTGACTTCAATTTCGGTCGCCCCAATGAAGTCGTATTGAGCTGGCGTGGTCTTCATCCTGATGTGGTCCTTGCTGCTGACCACGGTTTCTGCCCGTGCAGCCTTTGCCTGAATCACGGCCTCGCGGATGCTGTTGATGGTGTCGTCGTTCATGGTTGTTTGGGTGTTTAAGGTTGTGTTCAGGCTTTGAGGGTGTCCAGCAAATCACGGCCTTCGCCAACAATGTCGGCGAACTGTTCAGCCAACGTCGATGCACTGTACGGCTGATCGTTATCGGCTGCGTTGATGATGTCGTGAAGGGCATCGGTGGCTTCTTTCAGCGCCCCCATCAGTGCATCGTAGTTGTTCCATCGGCGGGCAATCTCTTGTAGCACCTCCTTGGTCTGCCAATCGTTCTGCCCCAGTTCGCTCACCACCTCGACCTTGTGGCCGAACTCCCCGCCAAGGAAGGTGTACGCAGTGAGCGGTGCAATGATCTCATCTTCCCACTTAGAGGCTTCTGCTACCTCTACGGTATCGAATTTCAGGTCGTTCATGGTTGTTTGGGTGTTAGATGCGTCCTTGTTTCTCCAACTCACCGATGGTGGTGGGCTGGCGGTCCTCCAGTGCCTTGATGGCAGCTACGAGGCTCTTGTGTGTTGGTGACTCGGCGTATGACCCCTTGGTCCATAGGCTGTCAATCATTGAGTCAGAGTGTTGCAGCAGGGCGATGATCATTTGGTCGTTCATGGTTTGGTGTTGTTGGTGTTGTAACGGATAATGGAGAGGAACAGGATGGCAGCGGCCATCGTTACGGCGTAACCGATGAAGATGATGTTCATGGCTTGGTTGCTTTGTCGATGGCTGCGCGCACCATGTGCATGGCATACGCTGTTACGCGCATATCGCTGCTGCCTTGGTGCTTAATCGCGCCCTCCACGATTTCTTCCAGCGCCTCCAGCAACTCCGGGGCGGCAGCGATGAGGCGGGCGTTGGCTTCGGCATCTTCGCCGAATGTTTCGCAAACGTCATTGTCCATTGCATCGTGGACGCCGTGTTGACCGTGCCATGCAATATACTTCCAAGGTCCGGGTGTGTGCTTCGTGTTCATGGTGTTGGTGTTATCAGCCAAACCGCTTTAGTTGGCTCAACAGGTATTCGATAGTCTCGTTCTTTGGCAGCGATTTATCGTCGATGCAGCGTTCGATTTCTCTCAATGTCAATCGAAGCGTATCCAGCAACTCCGGGGCGGCAGCATACAGCATCGCCTCATCACGTTCGGGGGCAAGGTGCGGGCTACCATCGGTTGGGTCGAGCGGTGTGCCATCTTCGATGAGAAGGTGGTAGGCGCCGATGCTGCCACGCACAAGTTCATCGCCAAGGACGTCAAGGATTCGGCTGGTGTTGGCTTCGTCGAGTTTGATTATCAGAGTGCTCATGGTTGTTTGGGTGTTATGCCCCCGGCCTATGTTGGCCGGGGGCGGTGTCCGAATGTGTCCGAATGTGCCTGAATCAGGCGAACGTGTACTGCTTAGCGGTGTTCTTCTCGATCCACGCCATCACTTCGTCGAAGGCGATGAGGTTGAGGTCATACCCTGCGCCATCCATCACATACTGCTCCTTGCTGGACGCGGGGGCTGCAACGTGGTTGGTGTAGCGGGTGATGCCATTGAAGAAGCCCCACAGCGTCACCCCTTGGTCATGCAGCTCCCTCTCGATACTGTTGTTGAGCGAGATGAGTTGGTTCTTGCGCTTGGCGGACACTTCGTCCTTGGGGTCGAGGCCGAAACCCTTCTTGAAGATGCCGTTGAGCATGATACGTGCAACGTCCTCGGTCAGCTTCACATCGGCCATGCGGCTGAAGTTGTCCATCAGCCTTTGGTCACCGTTGATGGTCTGCTGGATGGCCCTGACCGCCTGTCGGATGCGCTCTGCTGCGCTCTCGGTGTGTCGGTACTTGGTCATCGCCCCGTCCTTGTAGGCCATGTGGAACGTGTTGATGCACACGGTGTTGATGTTGGTGGAGCCGAACCCGATGGCCGTGCTGCCGTTGTGGCTGTTGAGGCAGGTGATGAAACGCTTGAGCGGGGAGCGACCGATGATAATGTCAGGCAACGATGCTTGCATATACACCTTGCCACCTGCGTCAAACATCCCGCCCTTGCTCGCCTCAATCCCAATTTCAGAACAGGCGTCGATGATGGTCTCGGCCATCTCGTAGTTTTGGTATGGGACGTAGCGGGTGCCGACCGTGCCAAGGTGGGCGCTGCTGTCGTTGCGGAAGATGCCGTAGCTGTTGGTCTTCTGACCATCGGGGCCGTACAGGGGCAGCTTGTTGACCGTCCAGTTAAGGCCGGTCTTTTCGAGAAGGTCGAAGGTCTGTTCTTGAGTGCTCATAGTACTACAGGTGTTGGTTTATTTGAGCGTTGAGGATGCGCTCCCCCCGTTGAATGAGTTGCAAAGGTAAATGAAAGAAGTGAATCCCGCAAGCAAAAGTTACGAACAATCAGCGATGCCTCTTGCTCATAATGCGCTTGGCCTTGCGACATGATGTGAACTTCTTCTTCTTCTTGCTGACGCCGTAGGTATGGCGGCGCTTACCGGGGTCGGACTCGGCGTGGATGTCGGGTGCGCTGATGAGCAGGGCGAGGGCGAGGAACAGGTACTTCATGGTGTTTGGGTTGTTTGGTTGTTATTGTAGCAGGAGGCTGATGGTTATCTTGCAGATGCCGTATGCCACCATGATGGCGGCGAGGGTGAACCCGATGTTGATCAGGCAGCGTTCGTGTTTCATGGGCTGGTGGTCACTCTTTGCCTTGTGGGGCGAGGTCAGGGTGTAGTTCGTACAGCCGCTGGATTTCGAGGTTGTTCAGCACGTTGTCGCGGATGGCGATGCGTGCCTCATTCTCGCTCAGGTCATCGATGGCGATGGACTCGTAGCTGTAGCCATCGTGGTAGTATGACATCTCGCCCAGCTCCATGACGACATCCCACTCGATGGTGTTCCGCTCTTCGTCGCAGCTTATCATCTGCTGCACTGCTGTCCCCCACTCGTTGTAGGTGTGGTTGTCGCTCTCTTTGTAGCAGTCATCGAGCAGGGCCTTGCTCTCTTGCTCACGGGGGCCGTACGATGCCCTGATGGCGATCTTGGTGCGGCCACGGAACAGGCCGCTGCCTTGTGCTTGGTAGCCGTTGGTGCTGCCGAAGAGGATGTAGGTGGTGTTCTTCATTGTTGTTGGTTTAGTGTTGTTCTAAAATCATGTACTCCGTGGCAAGCGAAGGCTTTCCGCTGAAGGTGGTCCCGACTTGCACGGGTGTAGCCACATACCTACAGTTGTGCTTGTCGCAGATGATCTTGATTGCTTCTGCCGTCTCGGCAGAGCCGTAGTTCGTTGTCGTAATCGTTGGATAGCAGGGGGTGCCAGCTACGTTGCGCGTTTGCCGCACGGTCCAATGGTGTACGTTGGGGTTAACGGTTGCGGCGATCTCCAAGGCTGCTTGCATTGTTTTTGTTGCGTGTTCCATGATGTTTGGGGTTTAGAGTTGTTCGTAGTCGGTAACGATGGCGCAGAGTTCGTCGTATTGGTCTTCTGTCAACTTGCGCTTGTCTTTGTTCTGCAATTCGCACAGGATGGTCTGCACACGCTCAAGCAGCTCACCCATCACTTGTGCCTGAATTGCACGCCGGGTCGATAGCTTGGACATGACTATCTCTTGGCGCACTTTGGCAATGTCATCGATGGATGCATACTTGCCGTGTTCAGCTACGCTCTTGGCAATTATGCTGACATCCAATACACCATCGACGATGTCTTGTAGACGCTTGATGGCATCATGTTGCATCTCCAGTTTTGAGTCGATGTCTTCAATGGCCGTGACCATCTCCGTGTCCACGCCATTTAGCCGGTTTACCCTGTCATGCAGTTCGGTGAAGTACAGGTAGTCCGACAGGTCGAGGTCTGTCAAGGCTGACGATATGGAGTCATCGACGTAGCTCTGCATATCCAACTCGGTACACAGGGCATCGAGACCGTTGCCATTCTTGACGTAGTCGCTCAACTCATTGTTGAAGTCATCTTGCGTGACGTAGCCATCCAATGCGCCCTTCTCAAGGTAGTCTTCGGGGTCGAACATGACACGGGCATCGGCCAATTCCTGCTCCACATCTGCAAGGCGCAGGGTCAGTTTGGCTATCTGAACCTTGTTGTCAGATATGAAGATGCGCTTTATCCAATTCTTCATGGTGTTTGGGTGTTTGTTACCAGCTTGAGTGATAGTAGTACACTTCTTCTCCCTCGTCCAAGATGTCGTGAAGCGCATCGTATGTACGCTCAATCTCATCGAGGTAATATTGGTCGTAGTCTTGGCTGCCGAAGAAGCACCCGCTTTGGGTAGGCAGAATGTCTTCAATGTCTTGGTCGTTGAGTATCTTCCCGTCCTCAACGATGGCCGTCTCAATCACTTCTTTGCACAGGGCCAACAGGCTTTGAAGTTGGGATGTGTCCACGCGGTACTCCCCGCAGTCATCGTTCCCATCTTGCACGTTGTCAACGAACCACTTGTGTATGCAGTTGACCTTGCGCCATTCGATCACCTCTTCGATGACGTATGACACCCTCTTGGGGTCTATCCTCCGATACGGCTTGCCGTTCAGTGTGACACTTATTTGAACGTTGTCATCGCCCTTGTAGTCCCAGTGCTTGACGTAGGTGCGGCGGGTGAGGTACATATCGAGTCCCATGGTCGTGTTGGTTTTAGATGGTTTTGTTACAGTTGGCACAGAATGCGTAGTCCTCCACTTGTTCATTGGTACAGGCAGCAACAGGTCGCCACCCGTTGTTGCTCTTGGTGCTCACTGCATAGGCGAGGTTGTAGAACTCCGACCGTGCACACTTGCTGCATAGGCATTCGGAGTCGTCCATCCACAGCACAAGGCTGTACCCACCGAATGCCTTGTCAGAGGCACGGATGACAGCTTTGAGGTCCGCCACGGTGCGTATCTTGTCTGTCCAATACGCCATGTTGCGGCGCACGGGCTTGTCGAAGTTGTTGCTGCGGTACAGGTGACCGTCAACTTCTGATATCCAAAGTTCGTTGCTCATGGTGTTGTTGGTTTTACTTGTCAGTACAGTTCCTTTGCCATGCGCTGGAGTTCGTTGTGCAGTCGGAGGCGTTTCTGCGCTACCTCTTCTTCTTTTAGGCGGGCCTTCTCAAGGATGACAGCAGCCTCTCGGTGCGCTGCGTTAGTAATGCGCTGAGACTCGTCATTCGCGCTCTTACGCACCACCATCGCCCACTCTCTTGGTGAGTGTTCGGGGAAGACATCTGAGCGCAGGTCTCGCTCAATATCATATCTGATTGAGTTGAGCCACGGGCGGAGGTAGGTGTTCTCCGGAAGAGATGCGATGAACGCTTCAAACGCTGCGAGTTCTTCTTGCTTTGTCATGGGTTGCTGAGGTTTCTGAAGGTTAATCATGGTCTGTTTGCTTAGTTGATTATCCACTAACGGCTGGTTACAGATACAGGGAGCTACGCATGTCATCCTGAGCGTCACAGGCGGCGAGGAACAGTTCTTCTTCGTCCATGTTGGCGAGGTGTCGTCGGGTAATTACCCCGTCTTCACTTGCGATGGTGCGCAGTTCGCAGTTGTACGTGAAGTACAGGTCGAGCACTTCCTTGGCTTCTTTCGCGGTGGTGATTTCGCTGTTGATCATGGGTCGTTAGTTGATTATCCACTAAGCGTTTTGCTTGGGGTTGTGGTGGGTGAATGTGACCGTGCCTGAATCTTCATCTATCTCCACGGGCATTTTCCCGCTCAACAGGTCAGTGGCGCACTCTTTGGTGAGGCCGTAGCCATCTATGAACAGGTCGAGCATACGCTTGCGGTCGCTCTTGAACTTGTATCCTTGCTGTGCCCACCGAAGGATGCCGGGGGTATGCATAAGTGAGGTCGAGGTGAGGCGGATGGTTCTCATCTTTAGATGGTTTTGCTTAGTTGATTATCTACTAACGGTCAGTCCACCACGAATCCGGTGGTATCTTTCTTGGCTTTGCCCTTGGCATACAGGGCTACGACAACCCCTTGGGGGTCAAGGTGGCGGATGTCTGTGTCATCCCCATCCACTACGGGCATTCCCATGAAGGTGGTCGGTATCTTGTTCCGATGACGGAACACTACAGCAATGCGCATCCCATCGGCCATGGCTCTGTCAACAAAGGGCTTGTATTCAGGGACGCCGCTGTAGCTGAAGGTCAGGTCATAGTTGGATGGTACGGTACGGCCCACAATTTTCGTGTAGTCGTAGAACTGTACATATGGGAAGGCAGACATGATGTTCGGGTAGTGCATCCCATCCACATCCACAGGGATGGTTTCCCATCTGATGTCTGATGTCCCGTTAAGCCTGACAAGTGGGGTAGCCCCTGTCTTCTCAGCCTTGCGGATGGCACGGCGCACATCATCCACTACAGTGGACATGAACGGCTTGCGTTCGGCATAGAACAGTTCGGTCTTTCGCTTCCGTGCAAGCTGGACGTTGCTGAAAGCACCACGGCCTGCTGTATTCAGACAGCCCTCATGGCACTTGGCTACGTCTGCCATAGGGCATACGTTCCCAACCCCTGCAAACTTCCAAGGAAGCATGTACAGGATGGCGGTGGTGAATCCTTTCTTCTGACCTTTGACGGTCTTTGCGTTGGTATCGATGCCGAGCAGTTTCATCTTTAGATGGGGGTGTTAGTTGATTTTCCACTAAGCGAACTTCCTAAAGGAAGGCCACACGGAAGCCGAACTCTCCACGGACGATGAACGACTCCACTCCATGCCTATCACAGACGTGGACAAGGGATCGCAATTCATCGAGATAGAGATCGTACCTTTCGGAGATCTCCACATAGCATGCCCCTACGATAGGGTATTCGTCTCCGCCGTCGCAGAGCATGTATCCCCTATGTCCATGCTTACGGATGAGTGTCTCACCAAACTGTGCTGCTGCATTGAAAGGCTTGCGTTGTTCCATGTTAACGGTGGGTGTTTCTGTTTGACGGCGATGCAAAGATACAACGCCAAAAGTTAACTTCCAAATTTATTTTTACAGTACGTAGTACTGGGGGGCTTAGTTGATTATCCACTAACGGCATCCCTGATGGATTGCCGTACCCTTCAGATGGCGGGTCATTGCACCGTCTGATCGGGATGTGCTGCTCATCCCAATGGACACTACGGATGTGTTCGTCTCCGCCCAGCGTCCACAGACAACGCACGTTCCCCTCCAAATTTGTCTGAACGTGGAGCCAAAGGGAGCCTTTGCGGCTACCCTGTCCCATCGTAGCATGTGGCCCCTAAGGGCTGCGGTTTCGTTCGCTTCGTCACGCAAGGTGCGCTTCTTTATAGTGTACTCGCTCATAGTCGTAAGTGTTTGAGTGTCAGGCAGTTACAGATGTTGATGCATGCATCGCTCTAAAGAGCGGGGGTGGTGGTGCTTAGTTGATAATCTACTAAGCGACCTATCCCTAAAGGGATACTGTACGTAATTGGTGGTTCGTTGGCTCCATGCGCTACGCGCTTGTCCATGGGCCACACCTTCAGTAAGCAAAGAACAATCGCACCCCTCCCTAATGGATAATCCACTAAGGATACACTACTACGTAGTGAGCAGTTAAGCCCTTCGCTGTTCGCTGAGGCCGCTACTACGTAGGTATGTGATGGGGCTGTAGGCTACCCTACAAACGGCTAAAGCCCGCCCCCCTAAGGGAGCGGGCCGTGAGCCGAAGGCCGTGAGTATTACGCCGTGAGCACGGAACCTTTGGTTCGCATGTCGAGATTCGCAGCTTCTTTGCTACGATACTTCTCAACTTGCAAAGCAACGATCTCGAGTTCCTTCGCAGAAAGCTTCTTAAGAAGCTGTAGTGCGGTCTGTAGGTTAGACAACGCACTGGCCGCACCGGCTGCGGAAAGTTCACCGGACGTCGTTACTACTTTAGTAGTAGTGGCGTTAGTTGATTTTCCACTAACCGCCGTACCCCCTTTGGGGGTAGATTTTTTCTTCTTGCCCTTGTCCTTACGCTCACCCCGCTGGCTATAGCCAGCTTCACGGAGGAGGTGGTTCAACAACCAATCGGCCTGAAGATACCCGCAGTCCCTAAGGGACTTCCCACATGTCTTCACGGCTTTGATGATTTCATCATCAGACGCACCGATCCCTTTCAGGGATGCAATCCCTTTGGTGATCACCGTAGTGGCTTTGGCGGTGAATTGAGCCTGTAGCTTGTCGCCGACCGTGCTCAGCTGGTCGTTCATGCTCTTGGTCACATCTGCTACGCTTGCTTGCTTGTTCATGGGAGAGGATTTTTGGCCGCCATTCGTTCGACGGTCTGCAAATATATGGGGCAAAAAATATTGGATGCAAGTTTTGTCTCATGTTTTTATTATTTTCTTTTTAATGAAGTTAAAAAGAAATTAATAAAAAGGCGCGTGCAGCGAGAGCATGACAGGCACACATATGTATGCACGTGTGCGTGTAAGTTCGGCAGCTGGTTGTTGGATTGTCAAGTGAAAGTTATGAACACTTATAGTGTTCAAGAGATGTTATGAACACTGATTTTTTGACGAAAAAGCTGACAGAAACCTTGACGAAAAAGCTGACAAAGTGGGTCGGGGTCGCACTGCATGATGCGCTGGGCGCCTAAGGGTGCGCTCACATGCGCTTAGGCATGCGCTCGGGTCCCTTTTGTGCAGGCGCGTCTGCGCAGGCGAAACCAAACTTCAGTTGCAACAACCCCGGGGGTATATTTCGCATAATAGGTCCCCAACCTACCGATTGTTCCGTTCCACGGATTTTGGGCCACGGGGGGATATATAGGGTAACCCCCGAACGTCCAAAATGATTCCCCGGCTTCTCCTAGCCTCATCAGGCTATTCCCACCGTGGCCCTGTCAAACAAACCACCACAAATGCTTGACACCCCATAGGGTCCCCTATTCTTGCCACCACAAGCTCGTTCTAAGCGACTTTCTCTGTCTGTGTGGTGGTATGGGTAGTTAAGGGTGGAGATAGTGTCTTAAATCGAAGAAAAATAGGTATGGGGGTTGAAATGTAGGTATACATATATTTGTACCATGAATAACAGGTTGACACGCAGGAGGGAGTCGCTGTACTCCGCGGAAGAGCTTGCCAAGGAGCTTGGGGTGAGCAAAGAAGACGTTGAGGGGCTTGAGGCTAGCTTCCTTTCAAGGATTCAGAAAGACTACCTGAAGCTGCTCAATTACGAGATAGGATTCTACCCCCACAGGAAGAAGAGGCAGAAGAAGATCGCCAACGGGGAAGTGGTAATTGATGGACGGTGTTGAAAACTTTTGTTCGCGGCTCTTCAAATGTTATTTCATCTCTCTTATAGTATAGTATATATATACTAAGTAAGTATATACTAGGTAGGTATTTATTAAGTAGGTATAATCTTCTAGTGGTGGAAACTTTTTGAGTGGAACCCTCTACATCCCGCGTGGCTCTAAGAAAGTAGGATGTTGCTTGATTTTGCTTTTGGAATGTGCAAACGGCTGCAAGCCCCGTGGCTCTAGTAAGGTAGGCGTTTTTGGAAGAGCAAAAAAAGCAAACCAAAAGCAAAACGAAAGCAAAGTCTTTCTTCGTGGCATAAAAGAAGGGTAATCTTGCGGTTTTGCTTTTGAAATGTGCAAACGGCTGTAGCCCGCGTGGCTCTAGCAAGGTACGTGTTTTTGGAAAAGCAAAAAAAGCAAAACGAAAGCAAAATAAAGCAAAATAAAGCAAACGCGTTTTACTAAGGGCATTAACATAAAAAAGGGGTGGTATTACCCACCCCAATTCTATTTGTATGGAGAGTAACTTACCCCTTAACAATCTCCGTTGACTGGGATAGTTCACTCAGCTTACGGAAGATGGTGGCGAAGTCTGAGTCGTTCTCGCTGGACTGTTCTTTGAGTTCTTGGATGGACTGCTCAACCTTGGCCATACGAGCCTCTAGCTGGTCCATGAATCCTACTAGCTTCTCTACGCTTTCTGCAAGTGGCTGGACGTAGTTTTCAATGTATGACTCGGCGGTGGTCACCCGGTCGTTCATCTCGATGAGCTTGTCTTCTGTCATTGCGTGTTGTTTTCACAAAGATACAAGGAAATTAGAAGTAAAACTTTTTGAGAATGGTGTGCGAATGAGCGAATATCGCATAGCTTTACCCACTGAGGGTCAGAGGATTAGTGACGTAGGAGAGCTACGGACGGGTTTTGCTTGTACCTCAGTAAACACCTTTGACTTCTCTTCCATTGTGGAAGACACGACTATATTTGTATCCTTTGAGGCACAGGGCTCTTGGTGGCTATACTGCAACAACTGACCAATGGACGTATACGTCGAAAGCGACAAGGTTAGAATAGTCAGCGCGGGTAACATCGTTACCGTGGCTGGCGCTGACATCCGTCGCGTATGGCAGGAGTTCCAGCCGAACGTCAACTTCAATGGTGGGCTTTACACGGTGTACGTCACCGACACCAACGCCAACACCTTCCCCATCCCCCTTGACAGCGTCACCAACCAAAGGTTCTGGACCAATAACTTCCAAGGGGCTGTGGAGGCGGTCAAGGACATCTCTGCCATCGCAGGGGTTCTCCCATTTGGTGGCATAACAGCACTTACCGGTGACGTTACCGCCGGTCCCGGCACGGGGACTCAGCCCGCCACGCTGGCCAACACGTCCGTTACCCCGGGGAGCTACACGAACACCAACATCACCGTTGACTCCAAGGGCAGGGTAACCGCAGCGGCCAATGGAACGGGTGGAGGGGTTGTGTCTGTCACCGCCACGGCTCCTATTGCGGCAACAAGCGGTGCAAACCCGGTCATTACCCACTTCAACTCTGGTGTAAGCCCGGGTGTATACACAAATGCAAACATTACCGTTGATGTCAAGGGTCATGTTACGCTGGCATCCAATGGAACGGCATCGTCTGGTGACGTTGTTGGCCCAGCATCGGCAACAGACAACGCCATAACTAGGTACAACCTCACCACGGGCAAGCTGATCCAGAACAGTACAGTTCTGCTGGACGACAACGGCAAGCTGGGTCAGGTTGACGCGATAGATTTCAATACCACCCCGGTCACGGCAATAGCTGCAAAGAGGTTGCAGTGGAGTGACGCAGAGGGTTCCTTGCAGCTTGGGCTAAAGGGCGGGAACGTCCACTCGCACATTAGCGAGGATCTGTTCTTGTACGGCTACAACAACAGCGGTAGCCCGATGACCAAGGGGCAGGTGGTGAGGATCAACGGGTCAAGTGGCGTCCGTCCGGTTGTGTCGCTGGCGCAGGCGGACTCAGACCCCAACAGCGCAGAGACGGTGGGCGTGGTGGCCGAGACAATTGCTAACAACTCTCAGGGGCTTATTCAGGTGCTTGGCATTATGACCAACCTGAACACCAACTCATTCAATGAGGGAGATGTGCTATACCTGTCCCCGACCGTGGCAGGTCAGTTGGTGAACACAAAGCCAGTGGCCCCCGACCACTTGGTCCGCGTGGCCTATTGTGTAAAGAAGTCAGGGGGAGCCGGTGAGATCTACATCTCTCCCCTCAACGGGTTTGAGCTGAATGAGCTGCATGACGTACTCATCACCACCCCAGCGACCAACACCTGTGGCCTGTACTGGAACACTGGGACCAGCGTGTGGGAGAACCTGACGCCAGCCAATGCCAGAACAGCCCTTGACGTAAGCAAGAAGATACTACAGGTTGGCTCCCTGACGCTTACCACCGCAGGGTGGTCGCTTGTCGGCGGACTATACGAGCAGGACTTGGCAGAGGCCAACATCACAGCCACTTCCATTGTGGATGTTATTCCAGACAACGCTGATATAGCTACTGTCATCGCCGCTGGAATCCTGCCGAGGACGGACAGCGCAGCAGGCAGCGTCAAGGTGTACTCCCAGAACCTGCCAACCGCCAACATTGGCGTGACCATTAACATCAGCAACCTATGAGCGTAGGCTCTTTTGCGGTCCCACTTATTGGCTCCCCCGCTAACACGCTGCGTGAGTATACAGCTAGCGACACTTGGAACAAGCCAACCAACAATAAATTCGTCGGTGCGTTCGTCGTGTGCGTGGGTGCTGGCGCTGGCGGTGCGTGTGGTGACCTTCGCACAGGGATAACGGTGCCTGCGACGGGCGGGGCAGGAGGCGGTGGCGGATGGGTGGTATGGGACTTTATTACTGCCGCGTCGCTGGGCGGCACAGAGGCTGTGACGGTGCCTGCCGGAGGGGCAGGGCAGGCAGGGCGTAACACTGTTGGAGCAGGTATCGCAGGAGCCAACGGAGGCGATGCATCGTTTGGCGCACACGTTGTCGCATTAGGTGGACGAGGAGGCAATGGCACTGAAGTTGGACGTGACATAACAGGCTGCACGCCACGCAAAGGGTCGAACATCCTGCCCGGACATCCGTCGATGCGTATTGGCAACATTAGTAATACCGGGGGCTTCTACTGGCCTACAAGTGGCGTGCCTTCATATGCCGCAAGCGGAAGCCGCGCTCTTGGTGGCGCACCCGGAGGCAACGGAGGAAGGCGTGACGCACCAAGCGGCACGGCTGGTCCGGGTATCGCTGGCGGTGGCGTGTGGAACGGCACCACTCTGACAGGTGGTGGGGCCTTGGGTACGGCTACCAACAATGGGGGCAACGGCACAGGCAACATCGTGCTGACGCTACTATCGTCGCATGGCCTGACAACAACCAATGGCGCGGGCGGTGGCGGCGGTGGCGGTGGTGGAGGGAGTGCAGTCGCTGTGGCTGGCAACGGCGGTAATGGTGCTATCTCCGCAGGAGGCGGTGGAGGAGGCGGTGGAACGGATACCGTCGGCGATGGCATAAGCGGCGATGGCGGCAACGGCGGTGCGGGCATAGTGTACGTTTACGAGATTTACAAAATCTAAAGGCATGGCACGATACGCAATAATCAAATCGGGATACGTCCTCAACGTGGTGGAGTGGGATCCGGTGGCGGCTCCAGACTGGACCTATCCGTTCACACATGATTCGGTCGTGCTGGATGCCAACGGCAACGCGGGCATCGGCGACTGGTATGAGACTGCGGAAGACATCTTCTATCGACCCATCAATGCACAGCCGCCCGACTGGCCGGACGAATTAAAATCCGAATAACCAATGGCAGACCAAGTAAACCTCCGCAAGGAACACAAGAACCCAAAAGGTGGTCTATCCGCCGCCGGTCGGGCCAAGTACAACAAGGAGACGGGAAGCAACCTCAAGGCACCCGTCAAGGGCGCACCTTCGTCCCCCGAGCAGATGAAGCGCAAGGGTTCATTCTTGGTAAGGATGGGCTCCGCCGCTGGCCCCCTGATGAAGGATGGCAAGAAGACGCGACTGAAGCTATCTTTGGAGGCGTGGGGCCACAGCGGGGACAAAGCCTCGGCAGTTGCCAAGGGCCGCAGGATGCTTGCACGATACAAGGGTAAAAACAAAGACTGACCATGCCTACTGAAAAGCAAAACCGAAACAAGCTCAACATACTGATTGAGCAGACCTACAAACACGCCAAGAAGCACAGCTTGGAGGTGTTCTCCATGTACTCCGGCGACGACGGGGAGCAGATCAAGATGTCGGGTAACTACAGCGTCAATATGGTACGCAACGTGGTCTACCACATGCTGGTGAACCACCCCGAAGAGTTCGCGTCGGTAATCGAGACCGTCAACGAGCTCACCAAGCAGAGCGAAGGCGTCACAGAAGAGGTTAAGAAGGAAGTTGAGGAGGTCGAGGAGCCCAAGGGCATGACCGTGGCCTAAACCCTCCCGTCTGCTATGTTTATGGCCCTCCGCGTATCATTAACGCGGCGCTTGAGGTCTTCAAGCAGTGACATCATGTCGTCGATGCGTCGGTTGACGTGCATCCCGTACTTGCTCTCTGCTTCAATCTCAAACCGCGTTATTGCCTTGTCTATCTCGACAAGTGCAGAGACAATATCACTCGTGGTGATGTTGCTCCTGTCAATCTTCTCCCTTGCCGATGCGGGGGTCCTGAAGTCTGGGAATACTTGTTTCATCCCACAAATCTAATGTCCTATCCATGCACCGGATGTGGGGCCTGTTGCCGAAGGGTTCACATGATACCACAGTGGCCATTGGAACTCCTAAAGGAGGACGGGTCGTGCGTAAACCTACTGGATGACAACTCCTGCGCCATCTATGAGGAGAGGCCGATTATATGCAGGGTGGACGAAATGATGGAACTTATGGGGGCGGACAAGGACTTCTGGTATAAGACAAATGCAGACTACTGCAACACTTGGATGGACGAGGATGGCGTGGAAGGGAAGAGGGTAGAGCTATAACGCAAGAAGCCCCCTTCCGGGGGCCTCTGCATATATAGAAGGGAATGAATTAGGGAGGGGTGATGTTGCTGCCATCAACGTCGAGCAGCAGATAAGCATCACCTGCGCCAAGGGCGGTCGCGATGGTGGTGATACCAGCGGCAGATGCGGCAGCGTCTTCCATCTTGAACTTCGTGTACAGCACACCGGTGGGGCTGTAGAAGCCGATGTAAGAACCGCCACGACCCAGCGGGAACAGGATGCTACCGGTAGGTCCAACGGGGATAATTTCTTCTCCGTCGTCGTAATCAGCGGTCAGTTGACCTTCCACAGGCTCGGTTTTGCCGAACAGGTCGGTGTCCGTGGGGGCTCCGCCGTTGGAGTTAGGGCTGTCTCCAAAGTAAGGGCCGGTGTAGCTGTAGTCGCCACTGCCAGCGTAGGTGGGGTAGGTGATCAGCTTGCTGAACGGACCTACGGTGGCCAGAATTTGCGGGGTAACGAACGCAGTGTTCACCACTTCGCCACTGGCGGTTTGGAACTGAATAATCATAGTTCTTTGGGTTTGGTGGTACAAATATACTGATAATCAGCAGGTTATGAAAGCAGTGCTAAATTTTTTTACTCACACACGACACCAATCTATATTTGTGGCATGAAAAACAAGGCTATCAAGGGCATGATCCTATCGCGTATTGACAAGCTCAATACCCAATGGAGCGAGGTGGTTGACACCGAAGAAAGGACAACCCCCATGGACTACATGAGGGTTGCTGAGATTCAAGGGGCTATCAACGCCCTGATGGCGCTGATGGTGGAGATTGACTCTATTAAGGCATCCGAATAGCCCCGCGAATTGCGACAATGCAGGCGGAGGCTCCGGCACTATCGTTAGTCCAAGTCGCTTGATTGGCAACCTTGCCCATTGGGATGTCCATAAACCGCTGGTCATTCAAACGCAGTCGAACAAACCACTGCTGATACCTTGCGGTGCTTTCGGCTATTTGAGTATCACCAGTTGGCCCAAACCCGCTCGGGAATGTTGATGCGGGGTCAGGCCAATTGTCTTGCAGCATGGTTGCATCGTTTGCAACATCCCTCCAAGGGTTGGGGACGCTGGTTGGGAGCCAAGCGGCGTCTCCGTCCGCAAGCCCGTACACCCTCACTTGCTTTACTTGGGCCGTAACGTCCACAACCGTATACAGGTTGATGAGGTATTCGGTTTCGGTGGTGGTGGCATTGATAAACTCAATGTCTCCATTGCCCACGTTTACATTAAAGCGATACGGTGCTGGCATCTTTGTAATAGATTACAATCAGTCCATCGCACTGTTCAAGTTCAATAAGAGCGAACCCGTCACAGCAGACGTCCATGTTGTCCATGCAACAAATGTAACACCGAATTGCTGATACTCAATACTTTGTATCTATTTTTGTGAGGTGGAATCAAGAAAGTCGATACAAGAGCATACAGCTGAACTTTTGCTCAGGCTGAGTTCGGAGGGTGTGTCGCTTGCCGTGGAGCACAAGCAGCAGGTAAGGGCCGCTGGGTTCTCCGAGGAGCTAAGTAAGCAGGAGTCGTCGGCCCGCACCCAGCAGGAGTATGAGGACATTCCAGACAACGGGGAGGCTCACCTTTGGCTGTACGATGTTCCCGTCATAACAGAGGGGGAGAACGTCGGTAAGTTCCTTGAGGGAAATAGCTACTACAGCAAGATCCCAGATTCATGGATTGAAAAGTGGAAAGATGTAGAAATTCAAAAGTCCCACTGGAAGCCAGACCGCGCAGAGGACGCAGACAAGGGGTTCAAGGACTTTATCAACTCGCACATCCCACGCTTTGACTCGCTCACCACATACGAGCCATTCTTTGTTTACATAGAGCAGGCCAAGAGGTGGCTTGACGACAAGAAGACGCTGGCAGACATCGACCCTATCTCTCGCTTTGAGTGGAAGCGTCAGGAGCTGGCCCGCATCGCAGACAACAAGCTCTACGGCCTGAACAAGTACGTCTCCATCAAGGAGGATGGTTTCATTGGCGGTCGCCGCCCATACGAGGCATCAACCGCTCAGGCTCTGCTTGCGTTCCTTGTGGACCGTGGGAACAGCTTTGACTTGGTCAAGGGCCGTCAGGCTGCCATCACATCCACGATGATGGCTATGGCCGCACTGGAGAGCGTTGTGCGCTCTTCGTTCAGCGGGGTGTTCATGGTACACAAGAAGGACGGAACTGGTAAGACCCTGTTCCGCGACAAGTTCCAGTCCACCTTCCAGCACCTGCCCAACTGGATGATCGGCGAGGTGGACGTGAGCAAGGGATTCTCGTCGGAGAGCGCAATCATGGACTTTGACCCCGGGGACACCAAGGCACAGAAGGGCCGAGACATCTCCGAGTTCCGCCTGCTCTCCGCCGAGGACAGCATGACGGTCAACGGTCGCACACCAACGTGGTCCTTGTTTGACGAGGCTCAGAACATCCCGACATACCAGACCATCAAGAGCGAAATCGACCCGACCATGTACCAGTTCAACAAGGCGAAGGGTCGCTTTGAACTTGTACGTCAGGCGTTCGCTTGGGGCACCGGCTCGTCCAACAACACAGGGCAGGGCGCATTTGAGAACGACTTCAAGTCACTTCTTTCCGCTTGGGAGGGAGGTGAGGATACGGGTGGGTGGGTCCCCGTGTTCATGGACTGGACCTGCCGACCGGGTATGACCCGCGAGTTCTACAACAAGCAGAAGGCCAAGTATCTCCGTGGCCAGACCGAGGAGACCAAGGGCCTGTCGGCCACCGAGCGCCTGTCCTTGTTCTGCGCCCACTACCCAAGCAAGCCGGACGATGCCTTTATGACCAGCCACAAGACGCTGGTCCCGATGGAGATGATCGTAAAGCAGCAGAACAGGATCATCAACGAGTGCCACAAGAGGAGCCTAGCCCCCGCGCCGGGTAGGTTTGAGCCCATCTTCGACGAGTCTGTCAGGCTCACGGAAAGCTACTTCCCATACGCGGTAAAGGGCGCAAGGTGGGTTCCGTCCGCAGCCGATGACATCGAGGCCCCGGTCAAGATGTTCCTGCCCCCTGTAAACACATGGGCCAACAGGTACTTCCAAGGCACGGACCCAATCCAAAACGACGGAGGGTTTTCGCGCTTCTCGTCAGCCATCTGGGACACGGCGGCGCGAGAGATAAAGCAGGGGGATAATGCCGTGCTCGTCCCAACGGTTGCCTGCGCCCTGAACGCCCGCACTTCGTTCCCATCAGACCTGTTCGCGCAGGGTGTATTGATGGGCATCTACTACCGCAACTACGGGCAGAAGGCTTGCCGGGAACTGGTGGAGATAAACGTGGGTCACAGGTACGTTGAGTTCAAGTCATCCCCCGTATTCGGACTGAGGGAGTCCCTCATGCTAAAGAACGAGCTCCTGCCAAAGTATCGCGGAGGGGCGCACATCTATGGCGTTGACCTTAAGGGCGGGAAGGGGAGCCGAAAGGAGTCCCTATACGGTGACGTGACCGACCTCATCCGCACCTATGGACACAATATATGGTACTATGACTTCTGGTCTCAGGTCAGGAACATCTCCGTTGAGTCCAAGCCGGACGGCTCCGTGGTGTGGGGAACAATGAACAAGAACGTCTACAACGACGACTTGGTCTACGCCATCGCCTATGCGGAGCTGTGCTCTCGTTGCGTCAATAAGCAGCCGCAAGAGATCTCGGCGGAGACAAAGCAGTACAAGACAAGGCGGGTGCTAAGGAGGAGCGCGGACCTTATCCCTTACTACATCACTGAAAAAGTTGAAATTAAGTATACATGAGCGAGGAGATAATTGAAAAGATGCTTGAGAGGCGGTATCTGATATTCGCCCCCAAGAACGGCAAAGACCTTCGGGTCCAGTACCCGGAGCTTTCAGATTACACAGAATTTCGCCCAGAGGCCATCAAGAGCCACGACCTTCTGTTCGTCTGGTGGTTCCGCTGCGCTGCGTCTCCCTACTACGACAAGGCAGACCCCGAGAAGATTGAATCGTGCGTAAGGATTGCCTATCCAACAGAGCAGCAGAGGGAGTCGAAGCTAAAGGAGTTCAGGGCTGGGTTCCCCGACAACGTTAAATCAGCATTCAAGCGGATGGAGTCCTTCAACCTTGCCGCCCGTATTGAGAACTATCTTTACACCCAAAGGGTCAGGGACAATTGCAAGGCAATGCTTGCTGTTGATATAAATACAATGGACATCGAGGAGCAAGACTCTTGGAGCAAACGCGCTCCGGGCATTTGGCGTCTTCTTGAGGAAACCTCTAAAACCCTCGAAAAAGGGGGTTTTGGCGTCATCGAGCATGACAATACCATTGTTGATGAACTCGATGGCTCGGTAAAATCATTTAGACAGTCTAGCCGATGATTCCAACAACGACGAACAATCGCGGGTTTTGGACGTGGATCCCTATTGCCACGCAGATCCCACCGAGCATGACCATTCCCGAAAAGGATAAGGAGAATGAGAGTTATCATGCCCTGTGGACCCGCTACTTCTTGTCTCGTCAGGTTGGCGCATGGATCGAGTACTACCGTGGCAACTACTCTGCCAACATGGACTACGCCATCGACTCCCGCTGGGGAGAGGAGGAGGACATCCGTATGTTCTTAGGAGACGGCCCCTCGCAAACAAGCCGCATCCCGTTCAAGTTCCCCATCGTGTCCCCCATGCTGACCCGCATGGTCGGGGCCGTTGACAACATCTCCATCTCTGCAAAGGCCGAATCTGCTACGCAACACTTTGCACAAACAAGAAAAGAGAACGCCCTGCAAAAGGTTCTCCTTATGTCAGACATGGCCAAAATCGGGCCAGTCTCCGAGGGAATTATGGCAACGCAGGGAGTTCCTGCTGATACGCAGAAAGCGGTTCAGCTTTTTGATATGTCCTATCAGGACCATATCATCCGCAGCGCCAACAGCCTTATGTCAATGATAGCCCAGCGCAGCAATCTTGATGACACCAAGAGGGTTGCTGCTTCCTATATGGCTCTTTCTGGCGTGTCTTCCGCTCATTGCTTTGTCAATGGCAACAACCTTGAGTGGGAGATGTGCGAACCCCGCGAGGTCGGCTGGGACACGTCGGCAATGCGTCCAGACTTTTCGGACGGTCAGTTCGTGTACAATTGCCCCCTGATGAACGTGTCCAGCATTGCAGAACGCTGGAACCCAATCAAGGACAAGATCTACGCCCTCGACACTTGGTCGCGTATCCTTCCCGGTGGCTACAACTTCAACGCCGGTTGGCCGCAGTCCCGCCCCCGTGTCTTTACCATGTACTGGAAAGACATGAAGTACGTTGACCGGGGCTTTGTTGAAATTGATGGAGAGCCTCAATATGTCACTATCAACGAAGAAGACCCGGATACTGGCGAAATTACTTTTACGGACAAGGACCTTGTAGAGCCACCAGAAAATAGGTACACACGCGCTTGGGACGCTTCGGAGCTTAGGGCTAAGAAGCAGCGCAGGGCCATTGAGGTTATCCGCTACTGTTCCATGATTCCTTGGGAGTATTTGCCCGGCGGTTACACCAAGGGTCGTCCATATAGCCCCAACGAAGCCCCTCCAGCAGCTCCCCTAAACAGCAACCTTCCGCAGGTGGGTGTTGTAGGCGACATGGTGTTGGACTACGGAATGTACCCGTTGCAGGAGGCCGACCCTGATGACGTATATTCTGTCAAGTTCCCGATCAAGTTCTCTGCTTGGCGCTACTTGGGTGGACATGCTGTCGCCCCCATCACCGCCGCTCGCGACCCGCAGCGTTGGATGAACCAAATCACGTCTGACATCGCTTGGAGGATGCGTAAGGCCGGTGGCAAGAGCGTCCTATTGGCCAAGGAGGCGCTTGACGGCTCCAACATGGACGAGGATGAGCTGAACCACAAGGTCAAGGAGGGGGACACCATCGTTGTCCCCGCTGCCATGCTTGGGGGCTTGCAGAACGCCTCTGGTCAAATCGACGCATCGCCCGGAGCCTCTTTTTACAACATGCTTGGCTTGCTCCCGCAGATTAAGGGCGTTGCAGAGAGCTCAGTCGGCGTGTATGAGAGCAACTACGGCGCCCCTCAGGGGGGAGGACAGCTTGTAGGAACCCTTCAGCTTCAGCTTCAGCAGGCGGGCGTTATGCAGCAGCCATTCTACGCTGCCATTGCAGACCTGTACAAGCAGATACACCAGTTCAATGCACAGGCGGGCAAGCAGTTCTATTCCCAGCGACCTTGGCTACTGAGCCAAATGGTTGGAGAGGACGATATGCCGTATGTGATTTCTTCCGAGGATATGCATTTTGAGCAATTTCGCGTAAAAATTTCCTTGTCCCCCGACGGCGCACAGCTTCGCGCCATCACCGATCAGCAGCTTATCCCGCAACTTATGCAGATGGGTATGCTTGATCCGACAACCTCGGCGCAGCTCATGGGTCGCTCTTTGCCGGATGATGTTTACGCTGCGGCCCGTCAGTTCACCAAGCAGGCGGCTGCTGCTGCTCAACAGCAGATGGAAGAGCAGCAAATGGCAATGGCGGCACAGCAAGTTTCGCAAGAAGAACAAATGCTTGATCAACAAGAAATGGATTTGGCAAAACAAGAATCCAGTCAAGAAGTCAAGATGGCTCAATTGCAACAAAAGGCAGAGCAACCAGCGCGTCAGGCAGAAAGCGAGTGGATGAAGCCTGATGCTGCCCTTGGCGCAACTGCTTCACCCGGTCTATAGGCGCTGAAAAACAAAAACTACAAACACAACATATCTTTGCAAGCATGACTGAAACGACTGACACCCAAAGCCTTAGCGGTGACGCCTTGGCCCAAATCCTCGGCCCTACGTTGGCCGAGCGAAAGGAATCATATCCCAAGCCCGCTGAACCTGCGCCTGCGGTTGAGCAAAATTCCCAAACCTCTCCTGCTGTTGCCGAGGTTGAAAAACCCGCTCCAGTAGAGGCTTCCAAGCAATCAGAGCCTGCTGCTCCCGTTGTAAATTCCAGTGGTAATTCCCAACCTACGGACCCCTATGCAACGCTGCTGAATGACGTGCTTGGCGAACAAAAGCCAGCAGCTATCCAGTGGAGCGACGAGGCGAAGAATTTGTTCAAGCAGACCTACGGAGTTGATGACCCCGTTGCGTTCAAGGCTGAGATTGATCAGAAGATCGCACAGGCCGATTTGATTAAAAAACAGTACGAAGAGGTTGCCCCGCTCAAGGAAAGCCTTGACAAGCTACCCCCTTCGATGTACCGCGCACTTCAGCTTGCCTTTGAGGGCAGGGTCGAAGATGCTCAGAACTACATCAAGGAGCTTCCCAAGGTGGCCCTTGAGAACAAGGAGAGCAAGGACCTTGACGACCGCATCCTTATCGACACCTACCTGCCCGGCAAGATCAAGCCAGAGCAGTGGGCCGCACTGACCGACCCGGAGGCTGACGAGGAGATCGTGGATGCCATCGAGGGACGCATCGCCATCCTTCGCGATACCGCTGGCGAGATGCACGACAAGCATCGTAATGAGGCAATCGCTCAGGTTGCACAGCAGCGCGAGGCCGAGAAGCAAGCATTTGAGAACTACCAAAACGGTCTGGCGACCAGTATTGCCAGTGCCAAAAACTCTTCCCTTCGTCTTTTTGTCGATGACAATGTCGTCAACGACATGAAGACGGGTGGATTCCTTGGACAGTTTGTTCAACAGGATGGTGTCACCCCAACGCCGCAAGCAACGACCCTGTATCTGAAGGCGCTTCACTTCGATTCCGCAGTGAAGGCAGCAGACGCAAGAGGATTTGAGCGAGGCAGGCAGGAGGCACTCCTAGAGGCAACCTCTCGTCAGCCTACGATGTCCAGAATGGCTAACCGAGACGGAGGCGATCAGCCTCGGCCAACCACCGAGCAGGACGCAATTAACCAGATCCTGTTGAAAGCCCAGCTCACCATCTAACATTTAACACCAACAAAAACAAATGTCACTTCAGTCCTATACCCAGAATGTGAACAACGCGCCCTTTGGCCTAGCCAATACCAACGCGCCCGGTTCGCCCTATGCCGCTGCCTACGGTCGCGGTGTAACGTCTCACCTGATGCTGCCCGTTGCGCCGATCATCTTCGACGCGCAACCCCAGCAGTTCCTTGACCTTCAGTACCTGATGGCCTTCACCACCGAGGAGGCCCCCGGTGACGAGATCATGTGGCACGAGAACGTGTGGAGCCGTAGCCCCATCGTGACCGCATCGACCGCAGGCGGTGGTGATATTAGCGCCGTTGCCGCCACTCCCGGCGCTACTGTAACCGACACTTTTGTCGTTACCCCCGACTCCCTGAACTACGTTTACGTTGGTCAGAAGATTCACTATACCGATGACACCGGCGTTCCTAACCAAGTAATCGTGTCGAACGTAAACACCGGAACCGGTGCCGTTACTGTTACCTCGATGGTTGGTGTTGGTATTGGCGCTCTCGTTGCAGGCAACGGTGCCAACCTGACCAACGGCATGACCGCCGGTGGTGATGGCTTCCAGACCTTCAGCAATCCTGTGCGTACCAAGACCATCCGCCGCACCAACCTCATCGAAAAGGTTGGCCCAGAGCAGATGATCTGGAACCGTCTGGAGCGCATGAAGTGGAAGAACCAAGCGCAGACCAACTTCATGGAGGTTGACATGCGTAACCTTCTGACCCAACTGAAGGTTTCCATGTGCCAGCGTATTTGGCTGGGCCAATATGGCGAGGGTCGCGTTAGCTACACCAACGGCGGCGAGACGGCAATTGCCAAGTTCACCGAAGGTATCGTGCCTAGCATCATCAACAACGGCGGTGCCCTGTTGAACAGCACGATGTCCACCGTATGGGACGACATGACCACGGGTATCTTCCAGACCAACTTCGGTCCAGTCACCAACGAGCGCGTCATCTTCGGAACCCCCGAAATGCTCCACGCTTTGAACCTCAAGCAGAAGGCTGAGTTCGTGCGTTACAGCGCAGGTGACAAGATCTGGGATCTGGACTTTGAAGAGTGGCGCTTTGGTGGTCAGAAGATCACCCTCGTGCCCACGCAGATCTGGAACGACGCGGCCAGCTTCCCCGAGGAGTACGCCCGCCGTCTGGTGGTGCTCCAGAAGAGCAGCGTGAAACTCGTGACCATGCGTGGCGTGGCCATGATCAGCCAAGAGGCCAAGGTGTCGCAGAGCCGTACCAACACCACTCCGTTTGAGATCTACGATTTCGAGCGTTACACGGTGGAGGGCATGGTTGGCACCAAGGTGCAGAATGCCGCACAGAACTTTATTATCGACGTGGCCTAATCGCCAACAACCCTAAAGCTAGACCCCCGGCAGCGATGTCGGGGGTTTTTGCTTACATTTGCTGAAACAAATACCATGCACCATGGCTAACGCTGAAACTGCGCTCAAGGCGCGAATTGCAAAACTGAAAAAGAAGGCAGACGATCTTGGAGTGTTTTACCAAGACGATGTGGATGAGCAGACACTGAGGACCGCCATCGAAGAGGCCAAGCAGTACACCTCCGAACCTGCCAACGACGCACCCAGCCAAGCCATGGAGATCGGCAAGGTCATCGCCCAAGAAATGGGCAAGGCCATGCGTCAGGTGGTACGAGACCCCGAGGAGGATGGTCTGGTTGACGAGCGCGACCTTGACCCAGAGGACGTGACCGAGGAGAAGAGCTACTTCACCCCGCAGTTCTTTTGGATCGTCCCAGCCAAGCGCATCGGCGGTCAGCTTGTGAAGGCCCCATACAAGAAGATGATCTTCAAGATGAGCCAAGGCGACGCTACCCGAAACGGAGACCAGTGGCAGACCCGCTACATCAGCGTGTACGTCACCAACTCCAAGAAGGAGCAGGCGTTCTTGGAGACACACCCCATGTTCAACCGGGTGTTCTTCTCCAACACCACCGACGCAAACATCTCCTCCGATCAGGTGGTCTTCGCACAGAAGTTCTCCAAGCACGTTCAGAACCTGAACATGCGTATGGCCCCCGAGCTTTACCGCATGGCCGCACAGAGCGGCGTGAAGGTGGACAGCAAGATGTCGCTGCCGACCCTCCGCACCAACATCGCAAACGTGCTTGCACAGCGCGAGGTGGAGGCGGACAAGGCCCGCATGCACTCCCTGCTCACTTCCTCTGGTCGGGCATCACTTCTTACCCAAGAGTAACCAATGATAACGTACACTGAACTGAAGGGGGTCATGGCAGCAAACCTCGACGCAGAGGGAAGCGACCGATACCTTGACGTTCAGGACTACGTTCCAGCGATCAACTCTGCCATTTCCCGTGCAATGACAGCCGTTGGCTGGGCCATGGCTAACAGGAAGGGCAGCGAGGAGGCGCTACGCGACCTCACCTATGTGAGGATATTCCAAACCAATTCGGAGGGCGGGGTTGCAATCAGTAACCCCGCCATCCTAAACCTATTGGGACACTCCATCTGGAACGTCCTTGGGGTTTATGCCCAGCCCGATACGGTGCCGCCAGATGCCTCACCCACCGCCCAGCCGGATAACGTGTCGCTGTATCGCCCCGATGTGGCGTGGAGTGGCTCGGGTAGCCCCGTGGAGCGCGTGACCCTTGAGGAGGTTCCCGTGCTTCGCAACAACGCATTCCTGAGCGGAAACGAGGTGCTTGCCAGCGCCCCCAAGAGGAGGACCTTTGCATACTACATCGTTGGCAACGCATCCTCCAACAACTACAACAGTGGCATTGGTGAGATAAGGGTGCTACCAAAAAGCGTAACCAGTAACTCCCTTGTGGCGATCAGCTACTTGTCACAGCCAACGGAACTGGACGCCAACAACTACCTTAACGCGACAATCGAATTTCCGCAGAGCATGAAGCGGACACTGGCCAACTGGGCGTTGCAGTACATTTCTTGGAAGCAGGGGGATGGAACCAACCTGCAAATGAATGCCATGAAGGACGCTCAGGAACTGTTCCAGCTTACGGTAAACTGAGTATCTTTGTGAACGATGCCCACCTACGACCAGATCACGGACGACATTATGGTGGCCATGGGTTATACCCATGACGACTCCCTTCGCAATAAGGAGGCGGTACTTTACAACGTAAAGCTTGGCGTAGACAAGCTCAAAAGCCAGCAGCTTCAGAAGAACAAGGATGTGGGGGACTATCGCCGAAACAGCGACATGGTCTCCACGTTCATTGTCCCCATCACCCACAACGACGTTGAGGACAATGTGATCACGGACTTTGACGCAAGCTTCTTCGACCTGCCAACGAGCATCTACTCGCTGGACCACGACGGCGGGGTTAGCTTCGTCCGTTATCTACGCAACGAGATTCCATTCGGCTGTCCTCCTGCGGTGGCCCTGACCCCGTTCACGGGTGCCACGCTGGCATCCATGCACACGTTCTACCAGAGCGCCTATCAGCGCCCCCAGAGTAATCGCCCGTACTTTGCCCGCGCAAGGGCCAAGACTGGTGACACATACAGGGACCGGGTGTATCTGTTCGGCGTATCCACGGAGATCGAGCATCTGCTTGTTGGCCTGTACGCCGCACCGGACTACACGGAGATCGACCCTGACGAGGAGATCGGACTGCCCCCTCACCTTCTGATGGCCCTCAAGCAGATGGTCATCGACCTTGAGCGTTGGGCGCTTCAAATCCCGCAGGAGCGATTGAAGAACGATGGCAGAGACTTTGAGCCTAATCAAATTGTTCGTACCGAGCGTCAGATGTCGCTTAATAACCCCATTCAGCTTGACAATTGATGTCAATGTCGCCAACTAACCACACAGAACTCTAATGCCACTGGGTAATGCGACATTTGACATGGGTGAGATCCTCACCGCAGCCTCGCAGGAGTTGCGCGACCCTGAGTTTGGTCGCCTTGGCAAGCCATTCTACGTCTCCGCCTGTCAGCGTGGGCTGACGGAGATGAACTCCCACACTAACTTTTACAAGAAGACATGGCAATCGAGCATACCGGAGAACCTGATCTTGGAGCTACCACAGGACCTGACGGAGGCGGACGGGATCTACCTGTTCAGCGGGAGCGACTGCAACATCCAGACCTCGACCATCCTGTTCATCAAGCCCAATATGTGGCACCAAGGCGGGGAAGGGTATATAGCCAACAACAAGGGGAAGAACCGGGACGAACTTCAGTGGTCGCTGAAGTGGAACGAGGCACCCCCCAATCACATCTACTTCGCAGGCTTACGCGGCGGTAATCTGTATATGTCCCCCTCTTGCAGGACCTTTGAGAAGGTGCACGTCGCATACACGGGATTGGGGATGGAATGCTTCGGGGATGACTTCCGCATCCCGCACTGGTGTCGCGAGGCCATCACAGACTTCGTCATCCACCGCGCTGCATTGGCTATGGAGCGAGAGGACCCACAATTCCTTGCACGGGTCATCCAACGCAAGGAGAACGAACTGAAGTCACCCAGCGGCTCTTGGTACACTGCCATTGGCCGCTACAAGCGCCTTGACAAGAAGGGCCGCTACGACACCACTGCGTACAACTTCCGCTTCGGCCACTTCCCATAATCATCATCGCGCTATGAATAAGGCAGAGTCTGAGGGCAACACGCGAACCGCTCCCTATCAGTCTAGGGACTTGAAAGATTATGCGTACCGGACGCAAATGTATGCCGATAGCCTTATTATGCACAATTACTACGCACGGCAAGCTAGTCTAATGCGTAGGGACCCGTCAAGGTGGATGAAAGAGTCTGCTGCGGTCACCGGCCTAATTAAAGATCCTGCTGTTGATGCTGCCGCTACTAGGCTTCAAAGGGCCGGAAGCAAACATTGGGAGGGCGGTCCACTATTAGAAGGTATATTCAGGACGGATAATGGCATTATTTACATGGGTCAGCCAACTAGTAGGTATCCAACACAAAAAGTTCTGCCTCCCATTGAAGGTGGTCCTACTAACAGGGCAACACCAGTATATTCAGCACCAACACAACCTGTATCATACAAAAAACTAAACCCCGTCCCTCGAGAAACCCTCCAGCGCATAGAGCCTCGCATTCCAATTCCTCCGTCGTCTTTTGCAAGAACACCAATTTCTGTTCCCCAGCCCAGTTATACTCGCCCTAGCTATAGATTTACACCGGGGTTTGTAGACCCCCGCGTTGCTGCCTCGGCTAGACAATCAGCCGCTGATGGAGAATTGTTAACTCGTGAGCAATTAGAATATAGAAATAGAGTAATGAGAAGGCAAGCAACTCCAATGACATTCTAAAATGCCAAAACTCCTTCACTTCCCTTGGCTGCGTAGGCTGCTGAACAAGGGCGTCAATACTGACGTCCTCCCAGAGCTCATGCCCGAGGGTACCGCAAGGGAGGCCATCAACGTCCGCCCCGGCTCCATCACTGGCAATGCCGGTGGCGCGGAGGCTATCAAGGGGGAGGATGTTGTGTACACGGTGCCCGTTGAGCAGCCGGACCCCACTGGATACGTACTCATCGGTAGCTGTACGTGCAACAACCGTCTTGTGGAATTTTGGGCAAGTGAGAGCTTTGACTTTGCATCTAGCACATTCGTTCCAATCGTTCGCGTTGATGGCGTCGTTGTGGCCCAGAGCCGCAACATCCCATACGTGTGGAATCGCCCACTGCAAATCGCTGTGGCGGATGACTTCTTTGGCACATCCATCTCTGCGAATGAAGACGCCAATGGCGTTGTAACGGGTCGTGGCGTAGTTTACCCCGCCGACCACAACTCTGCCCCACTATACTGGGACATCAGCCAGCTTTTAGCGTTTGCCCAGTCCACCCCGCAGAACCCTGCATACTTTGGCGACAACTACCAAGTTGGATTCAACTCCGTTGGGCTGTTCAATACCCCAGAGTTTCCCATACACACAAGGAACTTGGAGGTTGCCATCGGACTACCCGTTGGTCAGTATCAGTACGCCCTTCGCTACGTAACCCCCGCTGGAGACAGGACCAACATTGGCCCTTGGACCCCGCTAATTACCGTCCCATTAAATCAGTCTGAAATTCGTCCTTGGGAGCAATCTCATTACCCAGCAGCAACAACAGTCGGAGGGGTTCCCGAGCAGCCGTCTCCGTATGGCGTTGAAATTAGGTATAGGGTTGACAACATATATGGCTTTTCTGGTATTGAGGTTGTACGCAAAAAATATAACACCGCAGACAATATTGGCACTACGGAGGTTGTTAGCATTACCCAAATACAGCCAAATGAAAACTCTGTAATTACGTTTATTGACCCATCTGATGCTATTTCAGACCCAATAGCGGTTCCGGACGATGAGGCCAACATCAAAATAATTGCTGTAAATAAACCAAAGTCTGTTGAGTATTCAGACCGCCGTATTACGTATGCAAACTTTGAAACATTTCCAAAGATTGCAGCCGATGTAGAGTTTATTGAGCGCGACGGAAGGACCATCTTTCCTGTAACGCAGGGCGTATGTACTCGGTGGTTTGACCCCGACTACAATCCCAATGGTCCGAACCCAAGGGAGAATGAAAGCAACTACACGTATTGGAACGACGGGTACTCTGACCCAGTAAACAACACCTACCTAAAGAGCTTCATGCGCGGTGAGCGTTATGGCATTGGGGTGATGTTCTGGAACCAGTACACCGAGCAAAGCTTTGTAAGAGAGGTTCCTCTTGGCTCTGCTTCAGTTACCAATGAAGGATACCAATTCCCCAACAGGAGGGATAAGCGACTTGGAAGAAGCTTCGTTTATAGCGGTGGATATCAAGGGGTAAGCAATCTAAGCACCGTTCAGGCATCAAATGATTTGACCGGAACTCCCGGCGGAGTTGTGTTCCCGACATTTGAGGCGTTCTCTCAGGGGAGCGTAAGGAAAAACCGCCCTACTGGAGGCGGCAACGGCCAGCCTTGGAGTGGCTTCGGAGATATAAACAGGCTTATTTTTGACGGGTCAACATTTAGTCCATTTGGACCAACTAATCCGGTTGTCAATCCAACTCCAGCCAATAATCAAACGCGCTTATCTCAGTCGCCAAATCGTTTTGGATACACAACTGCTGTCGAAAACTCGGGGTCTTATCCTACTATTTCATGGTCCCCGGAATCGGCATACCAAGTTGGCACTGCCTCTGGCCAACAACCACTGACTGGTAACATTTGGGCGCCTCGGCATTATGCACTTGGCGGAATGATTGAGGGGGTTTCTAATATACCTAGCAATACTACCGTTATGTCTGTTATGCGAACAGCCCCTGCTGGTCGCGTAGTGGCTCAGGGGATTGCTTGCTGGAGAGTTGGTCAAACTGGCAACACGCCAACTAGTTCTGAAAGCTACACAAAAGACCGGAACAGGCTAAGTGTCCTTATTCCAGATTTTAAGAATGCGGTTGTTAGTCAATCTATTATTGACTTGTTTGAAACAAACCCAAGTTCATTTGGGATTCAGTTTGTAAGCCCTCTTGGCTTTTACACGGAGCAATACTCCGGAGCTACTCGACTTGGAGGTTTGAGAATTATTCAAAGCGGAGCATCTGATTTTTTGTCTTATGCCGGAGTACAATGGGACAATGGGCAAGTGGTAAACAATGGTCTTGAGACTGATGCTTACACGGTTCCAAGCTCTGACGCTCAGTATGTTGGGTACGGCGCATGGAGAAGCGACGCTGGAATAGCTTCAAACGTATGGTCCTCTGAAGGCGGGAATCGAGTTTTTAGCATATCTAATGTTGAATCAATTACAGAAAACCAGTTCACAAAATGGGATATTACAATAAGTGAAGATATTTACAATTATCAACTTGCTGGTTCAGGAACATCCGTAACGTCCAATTCCTCTTCAGTAAAAAATTGGCATGAGCCATGGTATGTTGTAAACATCGTCATAGACGAGGCGGTCATTCCAAATGACTCAATTGATAAATACGTTGAGACCGGCTATCACATTAAGACCGAATCTTGCATTGGTATAACGCCTTCTCAAAACCAGCAAGATGGCATCTATCAGGATTTCCCTCTTCTTAACGAGAGGCGGGGCGATGTTTACGCCAGTTATTCTTCTGTAATTCAAGCATACCCATCATCTTCCCCCGGGGATGCCGAGCATAACCGATATGTGTATGTGGACAATGGCTTGGGGGTGAAGCCATGGCTTTGCGTAACGGACAACTTTTACGCAAACGTCAATGCTCTGGGCATTCTTGCCGCACTCTCTACGGACGGATTTTTTACTATGCCGGACGGGGTTGTTATTTATGGCGTGTATAGCTTGATTGCGGCAGATGAATGGAGGTCTTCAAGCATGGAGCAATTTGTTGGAACTGTTCGGTTTGGTCAGTGGATTTCTGTTCTTGGCGGGGCCCCTAGCTTGGATGTGGCGGCTCCTTCAGATGGTTGCAGGATTCTTGTTCGCTACAATAGCTACGAGCCAATTCGATTCTTTGGTGGAGATTGCACCGTTTCTCCTAGCTTGGATGCTTTGTTTAATAGAAATTTTATGTATGGCGGAGATGGTTCTATATCAGGAAACGACCTCTCTAATTCATTTGCCGTAGATGGTCTTCCGATGCCATACAGAAGGTGGTCAAAAGCTTCCGGGTATGAAGTTCCTCTTATTTCGGCATTGCCAAGCGGAGAAAACATAGCAATGCCCGATAACCTTCTATTTGGCCAAAGCGCAAAAAGGCAGTGGGCTGTTTATTGGGACGCTGAACAACGGTCCGCAATTAGGCACTCTTCAAGTTCGGCAAACGGGCCATTTGAGTGGCCGAGAATTGGCTACTTGTTAAAGTGGGCCGGATCATGGAGTACAAACATAAATGATGATCTTTACTCGTACCCAACAGATGTAGATGGGTATAACCTGAACGCAATATCAAATTCGGCGCTAGGTGGGTTTACTTTAGGTAGTTCAATCAATCCCAACTACATTAAGCAAGCCCCTGTGACTGGATTTGGTGTCCCGTTTGTAAGTTCGGGCGGCACCTTTGAGGAAAAGTTCTACTTCCCCACCGGGCTCATCGCTTCTGCCGAGTTCAATCAACTTGTACAGGATTCTCCAAGCTTGAGGACGTTCACCGAGCTGACCTTGAAGACCATCAGCGAGGAGAACGGGGAGATTAAGACCATCGCCTCTGCGCTGGCTGGCGGTGGCCGAAACCTCTACGCATGGACCGACAACGGGGTATCTCGCGTCCTGACCAACAAGAACGTGCTTACGGGGGCCTCCGGAGAGCTTATCTCCACTCAAGCGGTAGAGAATTACTGGGGCGAGGAAATGTGGATCAGTCGGAACATTGGCATTCCTGATCAGATGTGGCAGGCGTTCGTCAAGGGCTACGCCCCAACTGGAGACGGGTATGCGGACAACTTCTTCTGGGCCAACCGCAATAGCCTGTATCGCATGGTGGGTGACAGCATCATCGACATTGGTCGCGAGAAGTTCCTTGCGTATATGCTACCAATCCTGCGTAACTATCCCCGTACCTATGTCCCGGGAACCAATGGCTTCTACAACGCCAAGTACAACGAGGCGTGGATGTCATTCAATGAGGTACTTGACGAGAACAACAAGGCGTCAAGGAAGTTGGTGGTCTTCAACCCCGAAATCAACGCTTGGAACGGGTTGTATACGTATGACTTTGATGGATACACTCAGGTGGGCAATGACGTGTTCGGTCACCGTGAACTACAAACCTTCAAGCTTGACCAAGGGTGGACCATCAATGACGCTACCCGTGAGGCGTCCATCACCGTGCCAATGGCCGTGGACAGGAACAACGACATGGACAGCTTTAAGGAGTTCATCCGCTGGCGCGTGGTTGGAAGCAAGCCTGACAAAATGCAGATCCTTGACCCTGACTTCGTGGTCATGTCCCAGATGCCCAATCCCTTGGTCTTCCCTATCAACCCGCTGTGGGTAAAAGAGTACGACGGATGGGAGGGATGGGCAGACAGGACCCTTGCATCATACGATTCCCAAAGGAGACTCCCGCAAAAGCGTTATTTTTACCTTCGATTGATCTGGAACAGGGAGGAGGACGTCAATGCCACTTCTCTGAGTGGACAACTAAAACCGATAAAATAAGATGGCTCTACCGCTTATTCTAATGGGAGCTGCCTTTGCAGCCAATGCCGTCACTGCTGGTGTACGGGCAGGCAAGGCCAATAAGCTTGACAAGAAGTACGAGCAGATGGAGGCGAACCTCCAGCCCGTAAGTCCAGAGCAGATTGAGTATCTCAATCGCGTAAAGTCCCAAGAAAGGGCTATGCGAATGGGCACCGACATCAGCTCGGCGGTGGGCAGGCGTGGCATAGATCAATCACTATCGACAACGCAACGCAATCTTATGAAGATGGGCTCTTCAGGAGTTAGCAATATGCTCAGGGCTCAAACTGGAGCAACTCAAGGATATGCCGATCTTGCCGGGCGATCACAGCAGTCGGCAAATCAATTGTTCATGTTCCAGCATCCGATCATTGAGGGGATGAGCAAGGCTAGGTACGACCTTGAGCGCAGCAAGTCTCAGCGAGTAATGGCTCAAGGCGCAATGATGCGTCAGGGCGCTAACGAGGCAATGAGTGCTGCTGTTGGCAGTCTTGCAGCCGGTGCAGACTATGCAACCGGAGGAACCGGCGGACTCGGATAAAACTTGAGAACAATGGCTTTATTAGATAATATTAGACAAGTCGTCAGGAGTGCAGGCGGTGCAGCCCCTGATCAGTTATTCCCAATAGAAACTGATAATAGGAGGGACGCGCCCATCATTGATCAAGAGGCGGCGGACCAAGCGGCGGCAGCCCAAGCGGCTGCTGATGAAGCCGCACAAAATCAAGGGTATTCCTATTCTCCCCCACAGCAACAACAAGTCCAATCCGCCACATATACCAACGAGGACTTCTATCCCGGCCCAGCCGACCCCGCTCAGTTCGCATTTAGGGAAGGATTGCAAGTGGTTGCTCGTCCCGGACGTATGCCGATGGGAGCAATTGCCAAGGCGGCTGCATCAATCGAGCGAAAAAGGCAGCAGACAAATCAAGCGAAGGATGAAATAGCCGACCTTATTAACAGGAGGGTTAATATCAAGGACCCTAATAGGCAGCAGGCTTTTAATGAGTATGCTAGCGGCGTCGTTCAAGAGCAGCTTGAAGGCTTTGCTGATTCGGAAATACAAGCAGCCGCGCAAGCAGAGAAGGATAAAATACAAAAGAAGGCTGATAAGATTAGAAAAATTCAGACTAAGAGCAGACTTATTGATAAGATTGGTCTAGGCGAAGTATTTGATCAGGAGGAGAAGAAGAAGAAAATGCTTGTTGATGCTGAGAAAAGGACAGCGCAACTGGTCGGCATGGAAGATGCCTTGAAAGATGCATTTTTCAAAGACCCAAATAAGGTTAATAAACTATACGCTGAAGTAGCAAAAGACCCAAGGAAGAGGGGGATTTTACTTGAAAAAATGCGTCAGCTTGAGGCGTATGGCAGGGTGATGGACAAGAACTATGAAGAGGCAAAAAAGTATTATGAGGATTACCGTAATCCTTCAAAGGAATTTGTCCGAGACGAGTATCTTCGTTCGCGGGCAGAGCGCATCTTAAATCCCGATTTCTATGGAACGAAAGATGGAGAAATTGTCTATGAGGGTAAAATTGAAGACTTGCTAGCAGACAATACTGCTTATAATAGGGCAGTAACCCTTAACGACTATTTCCAAAGGCAGGTTTTGAATTCTGCAAATCAAGTCAGTTTTGCCACAAAAACATATGACCCAGTATCTAAAGCAGGATACTGGCTTGTTAAGGACGGAAAAGATTGGGAAGATTTCAAAGATGTGCAATCCATTGAGCTTGCAAACAGAGCTCCTGAAGCACTTCAGGATTATTGGGAAAAGAAAACCGGAGAAAAGATTAGCAATGATGCGGACCTTAAAAAGGCGGCAAAGGACTATTTAGATGGAATGCTTCCGGCCAAATATGAGCAGAAGATGACCGTAAAGCCTGTTAGCGGCGGGGGCGGTGGAGGTGACAACAAAACCGAGTATGCTACTGGGGGCGTCGCCAATACCGAAACGATTATACCTGATGCAGCTCAAGCATATGGGATGACTCCAATGCAGGGCGGCACTATGAGTATCCTTGCTGTTCCGCTGTCAATGACCACTGGCGGCAAGGCCGTTACCCCCGAACCGTTAGATTTCCAAAAAGGAAATAAGAATGTTACGATGATTCCGCTGAGGGTCGAGATGAATAAAGCAAACGGTCTGGCTTACGTGGTTGGACTTGATGCCAATGATGAGACCGTAAATAATATAATAAAAAAGGAAGGAGAGATTGATTCTTGGGAGATGGAAGCATCGGGCCTCACGATTAAGACAACAGGTTCTGACGGCAAGGTAACCACTAGAAAAATAACAAGCAAACCAATTGTGTATGTCCCTATCAACGGGTCAGCCCCAGATGCAAACTATAACTTGCTTCGATTGCGTGACAACTGGACTGGCGTAGAGGCGTTACTTAGAGAGAATATGGCGGCACCAAACCCTTCAGCCGGACTTCCGGTTCGGTAAAAACAAGGCAAAATGAGAAATCAAACCAAGGATGACAGGTACATGATTGTAACCCTGCCCAATGGCAGGCAGATGGAAGTGCCTAAAAACGCGACCCAAGTACTGGTTGCAAAAGAGGCGATAGCGGCGGGGTACATTTCAGAGGAAGAGATGTACCGGGGCAACAAGCCACTTGCCGATGCAATGGGCTACAAGGGTCCGCGTCAGCAGACTCCGCAAGTGCAGGGAATTGAAGACCCAACATCTTCCACAGAGCCCTTTAGTGGCCCTTTTGGCTCCGCCCCCTCTTCCGAAATGGGGCAAACTTCGTTAAATGGCTTCGAGGGGGAAGAGTCCTTGAAGCCGTCTTCTATTGGCTCGGCAGGTCCTGCGGCTGGTGCTCAAGGGCGCCTTTCTTTGTCTCCCGATGCTACGCAGTTTCAGCGAGGTCCTTCCGCAGTGGCTGGAACTCCTCCACCAGCCAAACAGCCGCCTCCTCCTGAACGGCCTCAGGGCTCAGTATTTATTGGACGCGATGGAAGGCGAGTTGAAATACCGCAAGATGGTACTACTCGTTTTGCAATGGGCGGAGGCAGGATGGTGCCAGTTACCCGGCAAGAAGACCCGTGGACAAAAAGTATAGGAGAGTTTCGGAACAAGTCACCAGAACTTTTGGCAAGGGAGGGGGTGTTTATTCGCGAGTATTTAAGGGGATTGGAATTTTATAAGGATTTTAATGATCAGTATTTAGAAAGGTCATCAAATCGATCAGATAAGCTAGAGCCAAGGCTACAGGCGCTGTATGATAAAGAAACGGGTAGGATTGCCGAAGAAACTGTAAAATGGAAAAAATATATTGAAAAATACGAGCCATATATTTCTTCAACAATAAGCCAAGACATAGATAAGTTAGCTTCTTCAGAAAAGGCGCGAGATTTTTATACTATTGACAAAAATGGAGCTATCGATGTTGACCCTCAAAAGGTTTCCAAATATGTAGACAATGCCTTGGCGGCCTATGGCGTGAAGGATACTCCGAATTTGGATATGCGAGACATGTGGACAAAGTCCGCAATGGCGTCCATTGAGTCTGTCGAAAGGCAAAAAGCGGGGATGAAGAAAGTCGAGGAGGCTTATGGCGAGGTTGAAAGCAAGTTGGTAAAGCCCCCTGATATTGATGCGCCGAGGAAGAAAATTGAATCTATAGCAAATAAGTACAGCGAAAAAGCCAAGCAAGAAATTGACGCATTTGACAAGGATGTTGTATCCCCTCGGCGGCAGCAACTTGAAAGTGAGTACAATAATGCTTTTAGTTTTATTCAAAAAGAAGCGGAAAAAATAGGCTCCATTTACTCTTCTGGTGGGATGAGTAAAGAGCAGTATGATGCAGCATATTCTAAATTAGAATCACAGGCAAAAGAGACGGAGGGCGCTTACAAGCAGAAGTACTCCGACCTTGTAAAGGCCGTTGAGCAAAGGGTCGCTTCCGTCAATTTTAGGTGGAACCAATCCTATCGGACAGAAGCTCAGGCCGAGCAAGATGCATACAATGCAAGCATAGATGCATTTAACAAGCAGCTTCAGGCCACATACGAAAGCCCTGAAGTTCGTTTGAAAATAAAACAAGCGTACAAAGAAGGATATCAGCAGCAGGCCGAAAAAGAGCTAAGGGCTCAGGAAAGGTCCGACAAGGAGAGGTACGAGAAAGGCATTGATCCATTTGATATGAGT